ATCTGTTTTTTCTCCCTCATTTGCGGATTTTTTCATAAAAAAAGAACCGCTTCAAAGCGGTTCTTTCGTGGAGCTGCTAACCAGATTTGAACTGGTGACCTCATCCTTACCAAGGACGAGGTGAAATTTCGAAACCCCACAGTATGTCTGAACTTTTGACACTTCAAAAATTTTAGTCCCATGTTTAGTCCCACTTGACCTATACATTGTACCACAGATAGCGTGGGACTTCAACACCGCAATGAAGGGAGGGCATTTGCCCTCCCTTCATTCAATGCTTCACAACATACCGATAGTATGCCGCTTCCTTATTCTTCACTGCGTCCTTGTCTTCGAGCCAGAACGCACAAGCAGCGTCAACATAGTAATCAATGTTGCGGATGCCGTGTTTCTCGTTGACCTTGCAAAAGTCGGAGTAAACAGCGTTCATTGCCACCCAGAATTCTACCGGGTCGTAATTCAAGTTGTGCTGCTGCATTACCTGCTTGCACTGTTCAAACGTCCAGTGCGGGCCAGTCGTGCCGTCAGCGTTCTGCATGTTGTGCAGCCATTCGTCCGCCATGTCCTTAGTCATACGTCCGGTGTGCGTGCTGGACGCATAGCCCATAGTGCGCTCAGAACCGTGCGTCTTGTCACCTACATAAGAAGTATCCCCCATGTAAGCATCATCGTCACGAAAGCCGATAGGGCGCATCTCGTCCTCGTAATCGGGGTACTCGTCATACTCCGGATATTCCATGTTGCTTTTCGGTGCAAAGCGTCCGTCAGAATAGCGGCGATAATTCCGCATCTCCGGTTCGCCGCCGTGAATACGCTCGTCATAGTAACCGTAAGGCTCAATATGATTGTACCGATACCGCACGCCGTAATGCTGGCGATCTTCGGGGTACGTCTTGCGGATTCTCCATTCCTCCGGCGAAGCATTCTCTCGGCGGGTGTGCTGCATCAACAGCATTCGGGTTCCTCGTTTCATGATGATACCCCCTTACGCCGTCGGCGCTGTGCCGTTAATAGACCGCAGCGTGTCAGAATGAGAGCAGCAGGAATTACCGAGCATTCGGAAACTGCCGCCGCTGGACGAAGTGACCACCCGGCAAAGGTACTTGTGACGGGTGTCCAGATTAAACACTGTCGCCTGTGCGCCGTTGCATTTCAGCAGCGGATACGTTACCGTTCCGTCGCCGATTGTGATTACTACCGGTGCGCCGATGATCGTTGTGCTCGGAATGTTCTGAGCGATTACGATTCCGTATACGCAGCCGTTCTGGTAATCTCCCGCCGGAATGTTCACCGTCAGCACGCCGCTTGCGTAAGTCACGCCCTGTGAGATACGCAGGTTCGGACACAGTTTTTGTACAGGCTTGCAAGCCATAATCAAAACCTCCTATCAAAGCCGGGGGAATGTCCCCCGGCTGAACGTATCTCTCACATGCCGCAGCAGGTGTTGCAGCCGCAGCCGGAAAACTGGTAAGGTGCCGGAACCGGGAACGCCGGTACCGGAGCCGGACGCAGAGCGTTTACAAGGTAGTTGTTCTGCGCCTCCTGAGAAGCCGCGAACTTCAAGGTCTGGTTCTCCGTCTGGAGCGCCGCGATCTTCTCTGCCTGACGTGCAGTTTCCATCTGGTCAATCCGCGCAATGATACGGTCAGTGTCGTTGTGGGTAGACTGGATGATATCACGCGCATTAGTAGCAGCGTTGTAATTGGTGTCGCAGAAACCGCGTTCTACCTGACGCTGCGTATCGCAGCAGCAAGAAGCCATCTGCGTGCCCAGAGCAGTAAGGCCAGCAGTTACGCCGTTAAAGCCAGTGTTCATGTTCTGGTTTACGCCGTTGATAAGCTGTGCGTTCTGGTAGCCGAGCTGGCAAACCGAATTGTCCACGCCGTGGAAGCCGTTAGAAACCGCGCTGCCGAGCGTGTTGAAACCGGTAAGCATCCCGTTGTTCATGCTGTAAAAGCCGTTGCACAATCCGTCCTGAATGCCGAGAACGGAACGGGACAGGTTGTTGAAGTTGAACTCACTGCACAGATCGGAGCGAGTAACCGCGCCCTGATACCCTGCGCCGTTCGCACCGTTGCCGCCGTTGTTGCCCCAGCCCCAGCCGTTGCCGCCGAAAATCAGTGCAATAATCAGAAATGCGAAAATCCACGAGCCATCGCCGCCCCACATACCGGAGCCGTTGTTGCTACCGTTGCTGTCCTGACCCAGTGCATAGCCCAGAGCCATCGAATCGTCACTCATAGTGTAATTCTCCTTTTCAGTTATATTTGATCGGAACCGTACGCTTTCCGAACATGACAAATTCACGTCGGATTTTCATCAAGATTCCGTAACTGAAAAGGGAACCGTAAAAAATCGTCTGTTTTTTTACAGTTTCGTATTTACTTGATCTTCATGCCGAACTGCTGTGCAAACTGATCGAGGTCGATTCCTCGTTCCTTTGCAATGTTCATCGCCATCTGCCGCAGCGCGTCCGGGCTTTTGCCCTGCATGGATTTCATTAGGGTGCTCACCATGGGATTATTGCCGGTCATTTGGTTCAGCATCATCATGGGATTTCCGCCGTTCCTCATAAGCTGCAACACCTGCATCATCGGATTATTTACCATCGTTTGCACCTCCCAGTTGTTCACATAACTTGTTAAACCGTCGGATAAGCTCGTTGAATTCCGTTCTCGGAACATAATCTGACAAATCTATTTCCGCAGGTTTATTCGTTTCCGGCTCCTGTGCTCTGCGATACATCACAAAGTCAGCACAGCCGGTTTGCAAATTAAGCTGTTTGGTGTAAATCGCGCCGTGTGCCGTGTCCGGCATGATAGTAAGCGCACCGGAAAAGTCCGTCTGTACCGCACGCGCTTCCTCCACGCTTGCCACAGGTCGAACAATATGCTGTGGAGATTGCACCTGCTGTTGCATTGGTGTCTGCATTGGCTGTTGCGGGTACTGCTGTTGATACTGAGGCGTGTAGCCAGTGTAACCATAAGGATATGCCATTAACCCAGCACCTCCGTAACGTGTTCGCTGATGGATTTACTTACCGCCTCTTTGTAGGATATATACTCCTCTAAGCAATCTGTGTTGCCTGCGTTGCGGTAAACTGCTACAATGCGACGAGCGCACTCAGGGTCATACCCCATGCGTTCAAGTCTCTGTTCGTAACTCATGCGATCACTTCCTTATACTTTCAGTATAAGGTCTGCCGGGCGTGAAAACCTGTCACAAATCTGTCAACTTGCTGTCACAGCACGCGCAGCATTTTGCATTTGATGCTGTTCAACCGACGATGCACCGTGCTTTCGCTCATGTGCAGCGTCATGCAAATCTGAGTAATAGAGCGCGCCGATGTTCGCAGATCAAACACGGCGCGCTCTTCTGGTGTAAAATTGCACTCACGCCGGAAGTATTCCACCTCCGGCATTGTAAATTCCGTTAATTTCATGCGGTATCCCCTCGTTATGGTGTCACCGCATATCTTTCCCCTTGTATAAAAAAATCGGGTGCGACACACTTTCGCGCTTCGCACCCTATAAAAACACACCGTCCCACGTCCTCTACGTCTATACCCTATGTAGGTTCATAAGGCTTCGGGGAGCGCAGGAACAATGCGTTTTTTCAATTCTGATAGGATTATACCATCTTTTGTGTTCGTCCGCAACTTAGCCGTAAAGGTGCGCACGGTCGTTGATAACCAGTAGGCGCAGCAGGTCGGTCGTCAGCGCCAGCTTGCCCTGATCGTCGCCTTGCAGAAATCCCTTATTGATGAGCTTCTGAACGGTCTCTTTGCCCCATGCGGGTACTGCGTCTACCGTGTTATATACCTTCTTGGCGTTCTCAGCGTTTGCAATCTCCTGCTTTGCGATTGCGCGGGTCTGTGCTTCCGTCATGTCTTCAACCTCTTTCTCTGTCAGCATGGTTTTGAACTTCTCCCACAACTGAGGATTGCGAATCCACGGTTCGGGACAATTTTTTCTCGTCACATCATAGTGACGGCACACGCGCGATACCGGAATATGGTACTTTGCCATCAACTCCCGCGTCAGCTTTGCGGCGTTCTTCATCGTCGCTTCGGGGATGACGTATACACCGTTTCGGATGATACTGCACATTTCAATGCCGATGCTGTTTGCGTTCCGGCAGTCGTTGTAGTAGCTGCCGCCGCGCTCCCTGCCGCAATGCCATGCCGTGTCGCCGTCCTTTACGCTCTGCACGATTCTTTCCGTATCCACGAAATAATGTGCGCTTGCGTTCAAACCGCCCTCACGCGCGAAATAATCCGCGTTATTCTGTGCCGTGTCACCGTTGCCGGACGTAAAGTGCAGGCAAATCCAGCTGATTGCAAACGCTCTGCCCTTGCGGTAGTTTCGTTCGTTGCACTGTTTGAATGGAATACTCATTTACTTTACTCACCCTTCTTCTTCGGTGCGGTGTAGGTCAGCGCCGTTTTGGAATCCGTAATGCCCGCCGTCGTCGGGTCGATAAACACACTCAGCACCGCAAGGCACATCGTGCAGAGCTGCACCGGATTTTCCAGCACCGAAACAATACCGTCCCACACAGCCGCCCAGCTCGTAAACGTCTGCGGGTCAACGCCAATGGCCGTGATTGCCACGCTGACAATACCGACCCAGAACCACGGGTTCTTCATTCGTACAGGGATATTTACCTTCATACTCTCACCTCGCAATATGGTCTATAGCAATCCCTTCTAAGAACTGCTCGTACTCCTTGGTTGTTTTTTCAATGGCCGCAAGTCCTGCTTCTACCTCACCGTTGCAGTGACCGCGCTTTAATGCCATTGCTACGCCAACGGTAAGCTGACAGTTTGCGTTAATCATTGCAAGCTGTAAGCGTCCCTCTTTGGCTCGTTGTTCCGCCCTCCGGTTTACCCGCTCCGTTTCTTCCTTTGCTCGCTTCTCGCGCTTGCCGGACTGCGCCGCCATAGCAGCGCAGATAATTCCGACAGCACCCGTGATAATGGTGCAGATAACCTCCGTCGGCATAATTAAATACCCACAATAGCAGAGGTGTTATATTCGTACATAGTTTGTTCCTTTCCGGGCATTCGCCCTATCAAAGTGTACATTTTTCTTTTATTTTGAGCACTTTACCGCAATTCTGAGCATTTAGTCGAAGATATCGTGCAAACGATCTTCAACCCATACCGCAACCGTGGACAGTGCCGCCCACGCAATGGTAAACTGCGGGCACACCTGCCCCATGATGTTGCCGGGCACGCCAGAGTAGTCCCATACATTCAGACCGAGCCAGACGTTGAGCACCAGACCGGCCAGCAGCTCCATCACGGTGCAGATCACAGCACCCTGTGCCATCTGCAAGATGATCGGAGGGTGCTGCTGAACCTCGTCCAGCAGTCCCACCAGTACAAAACATACGCCGCCGAGGATACCCATAGACCAGTGCGTGTAGCCGCGCCATGCGATCTCGATCAGCATGTACAGCACGCCGCCGATCACTGCGAACAGCAAGTGCTCGAGCACAGACTTAGGCGTAATTCCACGCAACACTCAAGACCTCCTCTGCCGTCGTGGCATTGCGGAGATCGACTTCCGCCGCCTGCTGGATGCTCACGCGCGGCTCAACATAGGCTGCAATCGCCAGTGCCAGCGCACACAGATCGGCATACTGCCAGACCGTACACTCATCGCCGGTCGAGTTCCAACGCAGCTCACGTTTCACTCCGGCAGACTCTGCAACCTGCTGCACCGCCAGCGCCGATGTAAGCTGTGCCTGCTTTTCCGACGTTACAGCATACTTCTTACCATCCGTCCATGTCAGCGGATTTTCGGACAGCCATGCAGCGAGGTCAGTCTTGCTGTCTGCGATACGCTGCTCACGCAGATCATCAACTGAGGTCAGCGGTGTGCCATACAGCTCCTCACCGACTGCCTGCAACAGCAGTGCGTCAGCCTGTGCGGTCACACGCTCCTGTAAGTCATCGCCATCGGCAATCTCGGTGACATATTCGTCATACTCCCACTGCGGGTTTCCGTCTGCGTCTGTGGTTTCAACCGGATTCAGGCAAAACCTTACCCACGCGCGTCCCAGCTTGTTCGGCAGGCTATTCGCGGAGATTTTCTCCGGCTTGTTGTCGCCGTGTACCTTCATTTAGATCACTCCTTTCTTATGGCTCGCACAGGAGACGCGCGGAAATGCTCGAGCTCGAATACGGCGAAGTGCTGCCCGCATTGAAGCACAACAGACCTGCATTCGCACCGTAGTTCCAGCGACCGCCAACACACAACACGCACCAACCAGAGGACGACCACATGTAGTCCGGAATGTACGTCGTTTCCGAGCCGCCGGTAGTTTTGGGAATGAGCAGACCATTGTCTGTAACGATCAAATCCTTAATGTAGCCAGATGCAGGCAGTGTACCAATATTGGTGTAGCCGGTTGCAGTATCATCCGCATATTTACTTGGGTCAGTACAAGCGTAAGCCGTTGTGCCATTGGCGTTAAAGCCGTCTACCCACTGAAGCACGTTGCCCCACAGGTTTTCGATTGAGCGATACTGGCATGCTACGGCACCGTCCGAGATTTTACTTCCTCCAGTTCCCGTATGGTAGACCATTGTATCCGTTTTGCCAGAGGTTACAGCCGACGATTGACCGTTTGCTCTGCCGTATGCAATCTTGTTCTGAGAGTTCCAGTCCGCAAATTCCACAATATACAGAAAAATAATTGCGCAGTAAGTTGCGAAATCGTAAAGATGGAATTTCGAGCCGAGCGACTTAGCTTTGCTTCGCGCAGTTGCGCGGGTGATATTTACATACGGAGAAACGCCAGTCTTACTGTACCCATCACCACCGCTGTTCATGTGATATCTGCCGACATACTTACCACTGCCCGGATGTTTCGTCATGCCAGTTTTCGGTTTGTCCGAAACGTAGAAATACTGCTTTGTACCGTTTCTCTTCGCGGCAACATAAAACTCTGGGACAAACACCATAGTGTAGTCATTCGATCGTGCGAAGCTGCTATCACCCTTCCACGCCGTCACCGTACCAGACGCATTAAGGTTACATTCTTTCATACCGCTCCAAGGTGCATACGCATCAAAAGGCGAACTGCCCGAACCAGTGCCAACAGCCGGAACAGGTTCAGTTGTCACCGACCGCGTAACCAGTCCGTAAGGGTCGGTCTCCGGCGTTAACCTTGTCAGTGCCGTGCTCGAATTGCTCGTATCCCACACCACGCCGAACACATTTGCATAGAAGAGTGTCAGCGACTTACTCTGACCACTGGCGGTAATGCTTACTGTGCCCTCTGCTGTCTGGTCACCCTTGATAGCCTTGATTGCCCAAGTGCCAGCCTTGACGACCGTAAATACCGCCGTGCCGGTGCTCGTCTTGGTCAATACCGTGCTGCCCAGTGTCGCCGTCACCGTCGAACCACTGTCTACGGTTACGGTAATTGTACTCTGGAATTTCTCAAGATTGACACTCAGCGCCGTAAAGTAATCCTTGGTCGTAACCTCGGCGGTGTACATTTCGCCGGTCAGTACCGCACTCAGGGTGTAAGTAGTGTTAATGCCGAGCACGCTTACAGTTGCCGTCAGACTGCTGTCCACCGTGCCGGTGTAAGTTTCCCCGCCACCCTTGAGCGTCCATACCTGACCGACAAAATCGCTTGCAAACGTCAGCGTAATATAAGAACCGCCGCCGCCACTCGATGCATCAACTGCACCCGGAACATTGTCAGCCGTAAAGCCTACAAGCTGTCCTTTCTTACCCCTTAACCCATCCTGTTTACTGTCCCATGTAGCTTCCTTTTCGATTACCGCGCCGACCGCAGAATCAATCTGTGCGCCGGTGTGCGAAGAATTGTAAGCCATGCCATCACTCCTTCATGCAGAGAAATTCGTTTCCGTCCGCGTCGAGCATGGTTTCGTTGCTGTCAGACGGGATAAAGCCCCAGTTGTCGTTCCAACTGCCATCCATACCCTGTGCGTAGAGGGAAATGCGGTAAGTGCCATCGCCAGAGAGTAGGAAATCATCGTAGACCTCGAACTGACGTTGCGTTACAGCAGGAGTTTGGGAGAAGGACGCAATGAGCGTCCCTCTCCCTCTGCCCCATTCCTCGCCGGACTTCGTAGCGCGGCATTCAAATGCCTTGTACGGAATGTCCGACTGAAATGCAACAATCACCTTGTCGAAGCCAGAAACCGCCGAAATCCTCTCTCCCGTGATGGAAAAAGTCAGATTTGGAGCTGCCATTTACGCCACGCTCCAAGTACCGGCAGCGTTCTTTACGAACACCTTGATGATCTTCACGCCGTCACCGGAAGATGCAGCTTCGAGGTCTGCGCCGTTGATAGTGACATTGATTGCAGTGTCGGCCTTGTAGCCGCCCTCAGTGCCGCTGGTGTTGGTAGAACCGGAAGTAACCGGAATCTGCGTACCGGCGTTTTCAAGGCTGGATTCACTCGGAACAACCTTGATTTTGTATTCCTCGAAGTCCGCGTTTGCAGAGAACGAGAACGCAGATACGTTGAAGGTTGCCACCTTAGAAATCTTGCTCTTGTCCGGGCCGGTAATCGTAACAACCGGAACGGCGGTATCCAGAGTAATCTTTGCAGTAACAGTTGCGGTTTCGTTGCCTACGTCGTCTCGTACCTTAATAGATACGGTTTTCTGGCCGTCGCCAGTGGTCAGCGTGATCGCCTTAGACTTTACAAACGTTGCCCATGCCGCTTCGGCTTCCGTTGCTGCACCTGCTACGCCCCAAATCTTCATCTGGTAGCCGGTCGTTACGCTGTCCGTCAGACCAATCGTAGCCGTTACTGCCGTACTGGTTGCATATGCAGCACCGTTGTTCAATTTGAGGGTAAGCCCGGCAGGCGCGGTCGTATCCAGTGTTAAATTAAAGAAAGATGCCATGTTTTACACTCCTTTTGTGTTTAATTCAAGGTAAAGGTAGGAACTCTTGCGGCGATAGAGCAGTTCCTCGCCCAAATACGCCTCGTAAATTCCCATCTTTCCTAAGAAATACGCGATAATGCTTTTGTCTCCGATATACATTCCGTCACCCCGTTATCAGATAAAGCACAGTTTCATCGTGCTTTTCGATGGCGTCATACTCTGCACGGGTCAAAACGCGAATAGCGGAAACATCATTTGAAAACACATTGCCATGCCCGCCGCCCGATGCAGGTACGCCGGTATCTTCTTCGCCAATCCACCAGTTACCGTTGTCTCCGATGAACGGAGTTAAGCCCTTCGCGCTTACGCCCGTGTCCTTGCCTGCAATTACCCAGTTGCCGTTATCGCCAATGGTCGGGTAAGTGTTGGCAAGCGCTTGCATTCGCTTTTCAAATTCGGTAAACGCTGTCGGAATTTCCGGCCAGTGTGCGTCACCGCTCATCGTAGGCGGGATGTATACATGGATGCCGTTTGTGCTGCGCGTTTTCTCGCCCTGCGTGCCGTGTAGCTCAAAAGTGTACTCACCTGCAACGGGCAAATTCTGTGCAGTCAGCAAAACCGAAATTCCGGTTTCATCCTGCTGCATCGGCAGAATGTCCATGTTCCCACCTGCTGACACATACATTTCCCACGTCCAGTCAGGCGGGAGATCGCCTGTAACTGTGATGGAGCGCGTCAGATTATCATGCTGGCGGGCAAGCACTTCACAATCTGCGGTCAGCTCCCAGTTGTTGAAATAGATCATGTGTTCTTGCCCTCCAATGCCGCGACACGCGCAGTCAGTGCGTCTAATGCCGCTTTGAGTGCATCGTTTCCGGCTGAGGTGTCGTTTACCTTATCGACTGCATTATCAATATCTTCGCCACTGTAACGGCTTGTATAGTAAGTATCAGCCATTAAACAACCAACCTCCTTCCGTATTTGTCTGAAATGATTTTGCCGTTTTTATCGCGGACTGCACCGGAAGCAGAAAGCGCTTTAGGCAGGCGATAATAAATAAGAACGCAACCCGGTGCACCGTCAGTCCCGCTCGTTCCTGCTCCGCCTGCTCCTCCAGATTCTGATGAATAAGTTGCGTTGAGCGTTACAGCGCCTACACCGCCGCCGCCACCGCCACCGTGTCCGCCGTGTCCACCAGCGCCGTATATAGTCGGTGCTATAATTGCATCTGGAGTTCCACCGTTTCCTCCTGTGTAGCCATGAATTGTTCGCAGGCCGCCACTGTTCATAATGGCATTTCCGCCATCCGAACCATTTATGCCATACGCAGCGCCACCGCCGCCACCGCCAGAACCGCCTACAACGGTTCCATCTCTTTTGGTTCCACGAACGCCAGTTCCACCCTTTCCTCCGAGATATGTTAAAACATCGCCTCCCGGACTGCCGCTCACCTTTTCATCTGTGCTTGGAACACCTCCATCACCGCCATCTGCGCCTGTGATTCCATCGGTTCCCCATACACCATACGTTATTCCCATTGTCGGTTCAAAAAATCCCTCAGAAGATGATGCGCCATCTTGCGATGTATATCCCGCGAAAGAAGTGTCCGTGCCAGCTGTTCCTGCATTCACAGTATCAGAGGAATATTCTCCGCCTACTCCTTTAACGCCGATTTTTGCATTGAATTGATCGTTTGGAGTTACTTTCAGTTCGATAGTATAAATTTTTCCGCCCTTGCCTGCGGTTCCTCCTTTTCCTCCTTTTCCTCCTTTTCCGGGGCGTATTCCGTGGGTATTGGTAGCTTCATCTGTACTTTCGCCGTTTTCACCGCGTTCGCCTGAATCGCCGCCTGCACCGCCGCCAATCAGAACAATACGGACACTTGTAACTCCATCCGGCACAGTCCACGTCCCGTCTTTGGTCAGAACCTCAACCGTATCGTAATACTCCTGTTCGCCGATATCCTGCGGCTTATAGCCGACCAGCACGCTTTCTTGCGCTGCCAGTCTACCGGACACGGTAACGTCTGCACTTTCAATACATCCGCTTACTTCACCGCCGTAAGGGTGCGTAATCTGCACCACATCGCCGGGAATTTCGCGCTTGATGGCAATTTTGTTGTTGATGCGCTCATTGTGGCTGTAATATTCGGCAAGGCGTTCCGCAACAGCGTTTGCGTTTACCAGAGATACAAGCGTTGCGTTCTCAACCTTTACCGTGTTGTCCGACTGTTCAACCAGACTGCGACTGCGGGTGTTTGTCGGGGTGATAATCTGCCGCGTAACATGGGTGTACTTCTTGCCATTCAGCACACCAGAACCAGCGGTAACGATAGCGTAGTTTGCGCCGCTTTCCTTGATTTCAAAGCCTGTGGCTTCGAGATCATAGCACGGGTCGTCAAACGTGATCTTATCGCCCGCTGAGGTAGTGCCGTTGAACAGTTCCGTAACTTCCGTTGTGCTCTGCGAATAGGCGTGCTCGGTTACGATAACCTCTGTAACCGGCGTTGCATATTCTACCGAGCCGCCTGCGTACATTTCGCTTGCGGTGATTTCGCTCGACTGTCCGTCCCACAAGCCCTCAATGCGGATTGCACCGTTATAGTCCACTTTCAGCGTTGCACCGACAGCAAACAGCACTTGCGCAAGGTTTTCGCGCCGTGTTGCAATAGGCAACCATCCGTACAGCTTGATGTTGGCAATGTTGGACTTCACATAACAGGTCAGCGGCTTGCAAATGTCCGTACACACTTCGCGCACAGTTTCGCCGGTATAAATACCGCCGTCGTGGTAGGTTTCATCCAGCAAGCCAACGGTCGAGGTGCAAGTAAAGTGGTAAGTGTTGATAGAGGTGCGAGAGATTGTCTGCACATAAAAAATCCCCATCTGATTTCCGTCATGGTAGAAAGTCAGTGGGGTGTTACGGATAAACTCCGTTAAACTGGTATCATCCGACTGCACATCAAAGGAAAACGTGTCGATTTCCAGCGAGGCACTGTTCAGCGGACGCGCATAGTACGCATTTCCGCTGATTACATCGTGCGCATCGAACGTGCGATCAAGATATGTGATTGTATTTGTTCCCATGTGTCACGTCCTTTGCGGTGCCATTGCGATAAACTGAACGGAAAGCCCCGTCCAGTATGCTTCTCCAGGTTTCTTGCGAATGAGGTTATCTTGTCCAGCAGTAACATATGCGTTAAACGTAAGCGTGCTCTGTGCATACGGAACAACAATTCTGTGACTGTCCTGCGGTGCACTCAGAACCTCGTACAGCGCATCGTAGTCGCCGTACTTGCCAACTGCGGGAAGAATCGTAATCTCGTAGTTGTAAAACGTACCGATAATGTCGCGAATCATTGCGCCGCTGAGCGTTCGCTCTGCGTTCTCGCCGTCAAGCACCTGAAATTTACGGGTAAGGCTTGTAACAAGGACGTTGTACTTCTTGCCGTCTACGGTAAGTTCCATTTATGCACCTCCTGTTACAAGACTCACGCCGCGCCGCCGTGTTTCGCCGCTGTTGTACGGGCCGGTAATGCGTGCAAACTTCGCGCCGTCGATGTACAGCTCGATAGGTTGACTGCTGTTGCCCGTGCCGCCGCGTGCGTCCAGTGCCGCGTTAAACGCATCAATCATGGTAGACAGCGGGGTTTCCACGTTCACGCCGCTTTTCTGATCGCCCAGCAGAGCGAGAAATTCGCTGTTCGGGCTGATAACCGCACCATTTGCAAGGGCAGGAATGTCAAGCGCATACGCGGCAGTTGGAGAATCCATCGAAAATGCGCTTAATCCGCCACCCAATGCGCCAACAAGCGACGAAATACCACTTCCAATGCCACTTCCGATTTTGCTAATCAGGTTGATGACAAAAGAAAGAGCGTCGCCCAGTTTCGTAATGGTATCTGTCAGTCCCTTGATAATAGAAATAACAGAAAAACCGATGAACTGAACGATAGGTTTGATAATGCTCCAAATCGTTTGCAGAATCGGAGCCAGCGCAGATACTACCTTATATACTGCCTGTAACGCCGCTGCAAGAAGATTGAGGATTGCCGGAGCAGCTTCTTCGATAGTCCAGCTCGCAAGCGGAAGTAAAACGTTCTCCCATGCCCATGCAAGGCCGTTCATAATCAGGTCTACAACCGGTTCGAGCGCTGCCATGAAATTGTTAAATGCCGTGACAAGAGGTTCAAAATTCAAACCACTTGCCCAATCCGCCGTTGCCTGTGACATTTTATCAATTCCGGCTAATACATCATCAATGATTTTGAGGATACTCTCCCAAACAGCTACGCCATTCCCGTTGTATTCCCACGCAGATTGCAGGTTTTCAGCCAGTGATTTTATCGCATTCTCAATATTCGTGATGATGGAAAGAATATTCGAGAAGATACTTTCGCCTAATCCTGCGTCAGACCACGCCGCAATAAACGCTTGACCGATAGAATTAACGAGGTTTACAACCGCCGTAATCATTTGTATCAAGGTGTTTATCATCGTTTGTCCGGCATTACCATCGTTCCACGCAGCTAAAAACGCTTGACCGATTGCGTTAATTGCCTGAACCACCGTGGTAATGAGAGTCATAATGCTTTGCAGCATGATTTGTCCCGCGTTACCATCGTTCCATGCCGCAATGAACGCCTGCCCAATAGATGTGATAATCTGAATGATCGTATTCAGCAAGTTCATAATTGCTTGCAACATCTGTTCGCCCGTGTTGTTCGTGTTCCACGCATTGGTAAATGCCGTTGCAATGGCGGTAATCAGATCGAAGATAGTTTGCAGCAGCAGTTGAATGTTGTTAAGCGTTTCAAGTCCGGTTCCGTTCGTCCAGATTGCCATAAACGACTGACCGATAGCGGAAACCATGTCTTTCAGCGCAGAAAGAGCGTTCTTTGCGCTTTCAATGGTCTGCTGTCCGTACTGCGCCCACGAATCCTGAAATACTTTCCAGAAGTCAGTGAGCCATTGCGGTGTCTGATTTTTTACTGCGGAATAATCCGTATCAAACTTAGGTGCGCTCGGGTCGGTCGTGTTATTGCTGTTATTGGTTAATTTCTGGACTGTATCGAACGATGCAAGAGCCTTTTCAGCTTTCTTCGCAGACGATGCCGTGGAATCCAGTGCATCCGTTTGCTTGTTCAGTTCCTTTGCATTTTCCTGTGCCTGCTGTGCGGTCGTACCGAACACAGACGCGATAAACTGCGCCATCTGTGCCGTTACCTGTGCAAGAGCCTGCATCAGCTTATTCAGCCATGGGATGATAGATTCATAGATAGGCTGAAACGCCGTCAGCAGGTTACTTTTCACCTGCCCAAACGACTTTGCAAACGTCTTGTTCGCAAGCAGAGCCTTGCCCAAACGGTCAGCCATTGCCGTAAGCGCTTTGGAAATCAAGTTGAAGAACAACGCGCCCGCAACGATAGATCGCAGACGCACACCGAACGACTGTACGCCGCCCGTTGCTTTCTTCATGGACTTTTGGCTGGAACGTCCGAAATTGGAGAATTTGGCTTTGAGCTTGTCAATCGCTGCGCCCAATTTGCCGCCGAGCGAATTTTGCAGACTTCCGACAGACGTTTTCAAGCCAGCGCCCAAACCCGCAATAACTCGTTTCAGCCTAGCCATTTTGGAATTTGTCTGACTTACGAAGTCGTTCATTTCCGATTTGGACTGTTTCAGCCCGGCCTTCATGTTGCCTAACTGCGTCGTCTCATTGTCAAGGCTTTGCCGTACATTCTGACCAGCGCTGCTCATCGTGGACGATTGCTTGATCTCGGCAAGCTGTTGTTTCAGTTGTGCCGCTTTATCATCTGCGTTTCGCAGAGCTTCGCCCAATTTATCCGATTCAGCAACAAGCGAATTCAGCTTTTGCGCCGATTCCGAGAATTCCTCCTGTGGGATTGCGCCCGTTGCCGCCTGTTTCAGTTTGGTGTTGTAATCACTCTGAGCCTTTTCAATCTCAGCGTTTACTTCATCCAACCGAGCAGCCAGACGTGCGGCTTCTTTCTCCGTTGCGGCAAGGTCGGCTTGCATTTTAATGCCCTTCGTTCCGCCAGCGGCTACCTTGTTCCACTGTTCAGCAAGTTTATGTACCTTTGCGGCTTGTTTATCTACGGCGGCTGATTGCTTTTCAATGTCTTTCGTCATTTGTGCAATCTGCTTTTTCGCTTGTTCGTCGCTTACAGTAGCGTCGATTCTGATAGAGCCATCCGCCATTTATTCACCGCCTTTCTAATTGATCTGCGCCCAGAAAGCGTCAATAGCTTCCTTTTCCTCCTCGGAAAGTGCGGGTGCAGGGGTTAAATTACGTTTGAGACGTTCGTATTCCTGTTTCTGTTTTCCCTTCATTTTGCTTGTGTCCGTGCCTCTGATTTGCAGGGCATGAGACATTGCCGAATCTTCGTTAAGGCTTTCCATCATTGCCATAAACTCAAACCAGTGCAGATTGACCTTGTGCAGCTCAATGCCGAACGTCTGCCGGAACGATGCGTACAACCGTGCAGAATCGAAATCGAACCACATCATGCGTTTACCGCCGGGTTCAATCTCTCTATCGTCGCCACAGCGAATAAACCACTGCAAACCTTCCAGTGCAATGTCAATGGGTGGCATCCCTGCTCCGTAAAGCAAGGATAATGCCACCCATGCACGGTCATTATCGCTTAAATTCGGGTCGTCCAGTGCAAGGGAAATCTGAATGCCGATTCTGTAATCCGTGCGAATCAGATACCCCTTGTAAGAGCTTGGCAGGCGATCGAGCAGCATGTTAAACACTGCCGACACGCTCCGCGCTGTACTTGCTCATGTTTGCTGCACGCTTCTCAACGTGGCTGTCAATGATGGGGGTAAGCTGTGCGAAGAAATCAAGGAACTGGTCGGAGGACGGAAGCACCGCACCAAACACCTTCGCGCAAGTATTTTCGCCAATCAGCGCGTCGATTTTGTCCCTAACGTCTTTGTCAAACGCTACGATATCGTCCAGAGTGTCCAGAACGTCGCCTTTCTTCTCAGAAATAGCCGTTGCCTTGTCTTTGATTTCATTCAGCAGGTCGAAAAAGCCTTTGACAAAGCTATCATCAGACAGCGGAAGGGAGATCGTCTCTCCCTTGTCGTTGACTTCAATAACCTTTACGCCGCTGTTTACGCGGATACTATCCATTCCTCGTTACCTCCTTATACGGATACGTTCGCAGTGAATACCGGTGCGCCGCCGGTGATCTTAACAGTGCCCGGAATCGGGTCGCCTACATAGTTCAGCGTATATTCCAGCGTCGGGGATTCGCCGCCTGCACCGCCGTAGGTATCAACCTGTACAGATACTTCCTGTACTTCTGCAACATAAGTCGCAGTGTCACTATCACTGGTAGCATTCCACATGTCCACGTTCAGCAGCCATGCGTGAGAATCTGCCAGAGTAGCACGAGCGCGACGCTTCTTGTCGATAAACTCAAACACACCGTCGCCCTTGGTGCACTGCTGAGAAACGCTCATGGTCGGCTGATAGCCGGTAATCTCAGTAGTTGCAGAATCAGAGATAATATCCTGCTCGGTCTCAGTCTGTGCACCGTAGTCCGTAGATGCTTCGGTTACGTTCTTGCCGATTCGTGCCCACTTTGCATCCGAATACTCGCCCATCTTGTCGGACGTATCCAGAAAGTGTGCAATCAGAGGACGTTTAATCTTTTCAGTTGCCATTTTTACACCTCAACTTCATAGTTAATGGTTAAGAGGATTTGGTAATCCTCGGTTAAATCTTCGTATCGAGCGATAAGCCCCGCAGGGGTCGTTCGCTCAACAGATGTGACGGTCATTCCCTCGCCGAGATCAGGTGGGTTTTCTTCCGCCCATGCTCCCAGCTCATTCAGCAAGGATTCAACGTCGAGACGTTCCTCGCTGTCGGTCGGCAAGGCGCGATACATCACGCCAAACGGGTACTGTGCAGCATATCCGCCGTCAATGTACTGTGCGGTTTTATACGCGCTCTGTACACTGGTAAGCATCATGCCTGACCGTTCCGGCGGGAGATATTCAAACTCGATTTCGGGAGCATAGCCTTTCAGCCATAAAAGAACAGCCCGTGAAACACCGTCTTGTTCACGAGCTGTTACCGTGTTCAATTTCTCACTCATCGGTCAAAATCTTGCGCACTCCTTCCATCCAGCGTGTTTCATTCAACGCCTTGCTTGCCTCAAACCAGTGAGGACGCGCATTCTTGTGCATCCCCTTGCTGTATTTGAGGTTCCGGTCTGTCAACGCCTTGCGCGTGCCCTTGGGTGCAAACGTACTGCCGGTTGCCGGGTCAATCATCACCTTGCCGTAATACTGGAATCGTGCATAGGGAGAGGCGTACACGATGGTATTCCCCTGCCGGTGCACATTCATTGCCAGTGCTCCGGTTCGCGCGGGAACAAACTGATCGGTGTCCTTGATGATTTCCTCACAAAGCCACTTGTTAGCCTTTGCAACGCGATCTTCCAGTACGTTTTTCGGCACTTTCAGATTCAGAGAATAGTAAATCATCGTCCGCCCACCTCCAAATGCTGCAACAGGCCGTAGTCATAGCGCGAAACGCTTGTCACCCGGTATGTCTCGTGCTTCTCACGGCATTTCTGGTAACTGCCCTCGTCCGGAACGTCACCACGGGCGAAATAGTCCTTTTCAGACGATAGCGTAAGTTCGCACGGCAGAGGGATATGCAGCGTGACGGAATCCGCGCTGTTGAGTGCGGTTTTCGTTGCCGCTGTGCCTCTGGTGCTTTCCAGCAACACGCCTGTAAGCACTGTTCTGCCGGACGGCTGAAAGATCGTCACGGTGTGCGGTAATTTCATGCTGTCACCTTTGCCCTTTCAAACTGTGTCGGCAATTCTGCCGCTTCGGAAAACGCCTTGTATTCGCGTTTTAACGCTTGCAGACGTATCTTTGCATTGTCGGCTTGCTCGGTATCCCCGGCAGCTTCAAACGCCATCCTGCGCCGTGTCTGCTTCCGCATAGCCGTTTCCAACTTGCGCTGCATCTGCGTCGCTTCGTAGGCGGTGTAAGTCTTGCCCTGATACTCAAACGGCGGCGGGTCGATGTTCTTTAGTTCATCGTCCGTATAGACGCGCTCAGAAACGCCCTCCAAAAACGGATGCCGGTGGTGTCTACAGTTAGCGCCCTCCAAGCCGTCAACCTGTCCCAATCCGCAAACCTTGTAGATATTCGGGTACTTGCTGCCGTCTTTTGTGGCGTATACCTTGCCTTGCCAGCGCTTATGATTTGACCAAACGTGCGGTTTGTCCTTATCGCGTGCTCCACGATGGGCGGTCACTTCGTATAAGTCGGTTTCCAACACCTCCGCCGCTTCTTCGGCATACTTGGATGTAACCTGATTCAGACCGGTTACAATAGCGCGCCGCGCCGCAACGTCAGCATGGTTCATCCAACCGGACGCATAATCAACGGTACGAATACCGCTGTCAGCCAGTTCCCGTACAGCATCTTCAAGTGCCTGCTGCACCGTAAAGCCGCCGGAGTACACTTTCATTTCTGCCTTATCAAGCACAGCCTGATAGGCTTTAGCGATAGGGCGGAACACGATTTCGCCGTTCGTCTGCACAGCAAAACCCAAAGAACGGGTAATGTTGCGGTACTCATCGAGCATTTGCTTGCGAATCAGTTCAATTTCTCGTGCCGTCACGATTTCAAGTGGCATTGTAATACCTGCCTTGTCGGACAGCTCGCCGTAATACTCACGGTTCAGCTTTACCGCACGGTCAAGCGCGCCCTGCACTTCCTCTGTGCTGGTCTTGGTATGATTTGCGATACGCCGTTCGATGGTATCCATATCCAGACCATATGCTTTCAGCGTGCGTATGTCGTTTATCGTTACCTCGTTCAGTTCGCCGGTCAACTTGAAGCGGGAGCAAATCTCACGCAACAGGTCATCTTCCATTGCGAGGATTGCTTTCACAAGCGGTTTAGGCGCGTTTTCAAGGTATTCCGGAGTAATAGGATACTTCATCAGCCGATACCGCCATAGAGTAAGCCAGTACCGCACAAATACTGTGCGATAAGTCGTTTTTGCCGATCTTCAATGCTCTGCACCTGTGCAGCAATAGCGGAGTTAGCGCCGTAACTGCGAGACCACGAGCCGACACTCTCAGAGGATACCGCGCCGCCGTCCGTAGAAAAGACGGCGGATTCTGCGGTTTCCTGATTGTGCATGACTTCTGCCAGCGCACAGTTAAGGCGTTTTACTCGGTGCATTACAGCGTCGCTCAGAACGCCGTCAGAGCGTCCGAGCGTTGCGCAAGAGATAATATCCGCCGCTCTCCCTGCTACGCGGTCGTAATCCTTCTCATCAATCAGATTACCCTTGTAACAGGTGCGGTAAAAGTCATAGTTTGCGTACACGGCGGATTGCTCCTTTCTTTACGACGGCAGGGTTACAGTTGCAATGTACAGACCGTTCGGGTCGGGCAGAACCGGGATAAACATACCGGATGCCTTAGTCCAGATTGCAACCGGGTCGGGGGTCTGCCACTGGGTCATGGTGATGTACTGGTTCTGCGATGCAGCAGTAAACGCGCCCTGTGCTTCCTCCTCCGGAGTTACACCCCACAGGCCAGCGCCGAACGAACCGTTTGCCATGGTTGCGAGGAACGCAATCTTGTTCTTCGGGAAGTAGCGCTGAGTGGTCAGCGTGCCGTCTGCCTTTTCGTAGTTGTAAACCTGATCGTTTACAGTGATTCGCTCAATGCCGAACAGACGGGAGAACAGGCTCGTAATCTCGTCCTGAGTTGCCAGACGGCCCGCGAAAGCAGAGCCGAACAGCGCGTTCTGGATAACAGCGCTCTTAGCAAGTAGGCTGAGAACAGCCGAGCTGGTGACGATCTCACGCAGTACGCGGCCGGTTGCAATAGCAGCGTCACGCACGCCCTGAATATCGTCGAGGATGGTCTTTGCCTTTGCCTCGGTAGACCAGTCGAAAGCCTTGTTCGTGTGGTCGGTCGGAACGCCGAAGTCGATCGTAGTGTTGACGTGGTTCTCGTTGATGGTCATTTTGCCGGTTGCAAGCAGTTCCTGCTTTGCAACCTCGGTACGGGTCTTTACACCCTCGGCCAGACGTGCCATATCGTCAAAGATATAGTCGAGAATCTCGTTGTTGGTGTTTACGCCGTGGTTGCGGAGCAGGCGGACACGCTCGGAAAGGTTGATCTTGCGCTTGATGAGCAGTTTCTCAACGGTTACGATGCTTGCAGTCGGGCGGGAGCCGATCTGTGCCTCTGCGTCGAGCGCGTGCACGGTTGCCATGGTCGGCAGGTATGCACTGTCAGACATTGCGAGGTACTTTGCGGTGATATTCTGCGTCTTCTGGTCAGGGAACAGGCGGTCGCCGGACAGCTCCGGGCGTGCAATTTTGAAATTCTGACCGAAGTCCAGCAGGTCAGCTTCTTTCAGCAGTTCTACAAATTCCATAGGTTATTACTCCTTTACGCTCTGGTGGTTTCCGGCGCGTTAACAAAAACAACGCCGCTCTTTTCGAGGGTGGACTTTGCGCCAGCCTTGGAGCTATCGTCCGCGCTCGGCTGTGCGGGCAGGCGGTTTGCATATACACGGCCAGCAACAATAACAGCAGCTACACGGTCGCCGTTGGTTACGTCCACATCCTCAAACACGATGCCCTCTGCGGTGTTGTCGTTCAGCGGGAAGATAGTGCCCTGCTTAACAACCTTTCGATTGCCATCAGCGGTGCCGAGGGTTGCAGGAATGAGACGGGTCTTGGTAATCAGACCAACTTCGCTTGCGAGGATAGACGGCTTGCGTGCACCGTCAACTTTGTTTACATAAGTGCCCATAGGTTATTTACTCCTTTCCCTTGGGTGCGAACTGTGCGGAATACCGCTGTGCAGCCAGACCGGCAGCACTTACCGCATGCGGTGCGGGATTCTGAATCGGATTTGCAAACGTCGGAGCAGGTTTTTCGCTCTGAAATGCCGCCGGGTCGGATTCCTGCTGCTTCTTGCAGTAATCGTCAAAGCCGGTCAGCGTGCCGTCCTTCATTTCCAGTTTGTTTGCGGTCAGGTCAGCGATAAATGCCTTTTCTGCCGCCTTGGAGGTAAACTTAATACCCTTTGCGGCGATACCGGCGCGTACTGCGTCCGCATAATCGCGGGCATCGAGCTTGCTCTGGAATTCTGCGGTGTCGGTGTCGTACTTCTTCTGCAGGGTGTCGAGCTTGGTCTTCAAGTCGTCCGCGTCGCCCGCATTCTTCTTCAAGTCCTCAATGTCCTTGTCGCGCTGGGTGAGCTGGTCGCGCAGGTCGGTAACGTCTTTCTTGGCTTCTGCCGCCTGTGACTTGTATTTCTCAACGTCCTTGCCGTTCAGTGCAAAAACCTTATCTGCCTGTTCGTCAGTCAGACCGATTTCTAACAGTTCTTCTTTCTTCATGTGTGTACTCCTTTCAGATTAGGCGTTTTAGGTGGTCGCCGTCACCGATCTGCCTGCACTTTTAGGCTTGCAGGATAGCCAATTTCCGTAGTTTAATGCCGTTGCGGGCATGAAAAAAGCGCCTTGCGGCGCTGGATTCACTTTATTAAAGTGGGATATGCGATTGTCAAAGTCAATTTGCTAACAGTTTGCTTATTCTTCATCATCTGTTAGCTTTTCCGCGTTCGGCATCATTGCCCTTGCTTCTTCCTCGGTTACGCCGTACTTCTTTGCAATGTACAGCTCACCTCGAATGAGACCGGCAGAAACGTCATTGCGCATATCCGCAAGTTCTTTCTGCTTGCTCTCGGTGTCCTGCACAACACCGTCGCCCCAATCACACTGCAAGTCCCAATCACCAGCAGGTGCAAGGCCATAAAGCGTGGCGTAAACGTCCATGCCGTACAGCAGGCCGTTCAGAGCGTGTTCCAGTGCCGCCTGCGTATCCCTCACAGTGACATACATTGTCTGCTTACTGGATACGATCTCGGTTGCAGTTGCATTTACCGTCTGAGGGTCGGACAGCGTTCCGAAAGACAAGCCGCAGTTCAGCTCGATCATCTTCAAGGTGTCTTGGAAGCCCTTGTATAGTGCATCGTTGCGGAATTCCGGTGAAAACTCCTGATAGAAGTCTACGTTTTCAAACGGCATCCGGCGGAACAGACGGTCACGGAGCAGCGGGTTCGTGTGCGATAGTCCGTGCTCATCTACAACGCGCTGTGGAATCGCAGAATCACTCATCAGGATACGGCGTTCGCCGCTTTCATATTCCCACATGAGCCGCTCCCACTGTTGGTCAGCCTGCCGGATTAGGTCAACTGCTGCGCCGCTGTAAAGCGATACACCGAGCGGACTTTCCGGCTCGATGTTGTTTGCAATCGGCACCTTGAAAAAGCCGAAAAGCGGGCGTTCTACGTTCTGAATCGTCGTTTCCGGTGCAATCTGTGCCCAGTCCTCTACAGTATTCAGCGGTACTTCCGAGCCGATACTACCGTTCTTGTCGGAGTTGTACGCCTTGTTCTTGATGGTGTACACGCCGCTTTTCAGTTCGTGATACTCCAGCTTGGTATAATAGCGGTTCTTTTCTCGCTTGGTATCCGCGAATACTGCCGCTGTGATTTCGCCGTTGCTGTCAACACTGACCGGGTACGCGCTGCCGACTGTGTTAAAGTCCACAAGCACACGGTTCTCTGAGACAAACGGCTTGTAGAAGAAACCGCCGACCGAGAGACCCTTTTCAACGTCAATTCGCATGTGTGGAATCATACCGCGCAGGCTTTCGTTTAGGAATTCTGCTCGTGCGCCGCCATCAACAGTGATGGTGCTTTCAATGGTGGTTGGGCGTGCTACTGCTCGGCAGATAGCCGACGGCAGGCCGCAAGACGTAACATTCCGGTTGCCGTGCTGACCGAGCCACTCGGCATCGTCCATATACATCCGTCGCCACAGGTCAATGTTTGACTGCATCGTGGAATCATAGACCGCCGTTGCCCCTGTCAGTTCTTCAATTTTGTTTGCCGGAATCATTGCTTGCCTCACCGCCTTTATTAACTGCTTCAACCGTTCAAACATTCACAAGCCCCCTTGCTCTAACCTCTCGGCGCACTATCGTCTGGAAGTAATAGCGTGATGCGTCCATATCATGGTCGAACTCCTTGATAACCGCATCTTCGGGGGATTTATCGTCCCACATATACATGCCGAATTCGTCGATTGCTCCGGTACAGCTTGCATTGTACTGTGCATAACCAGCAGCAAGCAGCGTTCCCATCAGGCGGATACCGTCAAGCACGCTGTTGTCTGCGTCACGCACACGGAATTTACCGTGTCTGCGGATTGTTTCCTTGAACGATGCAGCCGAGGGGTCAATAATGATCGCCTCGATATACTGACCACCGACGAACGTTTCAAGATCGGCGTAGTATTCCTCATCTGTTTTCTGTTTCTTCTCCTTGCGGCTGTCGTGCCGATACGCACGCACGCAAGTTGATTTGCAGGTCATTTCATCAAACCGCCAAAGCTGGAACACGGTCGGGTTAATCGTGCCGTAGTCGCAGGACACAAACCAGCGATTGCCGGAACCTTCACCATCCGTAACGTGCAGTTCGGTCGAGAACATAGGATAAACCAGACCCTCTGCAACACGTCGCATACCGAGGATATCACGCTGATACCAGATGCTCTTGCGGTCGTATGTCGCAAGGATTTCTTTCAAGCGTTCATCCGAAACAGAAAGGTTATCTGCAATGGTGAAATGTCCGTAGTTAAAACCGTAGTTTGGGTTCTCCCGCTGTTTCTCCATATGGAAGTTGAGCACGTCCGTGTAGTACGGGTGGTTCTCGCCCTTCGGGTTAAGATCGTGATAAATACCGCGGTCGCCGCTCGTCATGGTACGGTCAAATACTTCCTGCACAAACTTAGGGTGGCACTCGTTTGCCTCGGTGATATACGCAAGGCCGTAAGTGTTGCCCTTGATGTTCTTCTCGTCGCCGTCTTTACGACCACCGGATACAAGCACGATCTTCTCAGCGCCGTTCCGCGTTTTGACGTAGATGCAGTCTCGGTTCTGGTACTTACCTACCCGGCAATTCTGCTTGCCGAAATAGTTAATCATGCCGTAACCGTCGCAGTCGATGATATTAAGCATTGCCGACGCAGTAGAAACGCCTGCAATGAGGTGAAATCTGTTCGGGTGCTTTTCCAATCGAGCGCAGAACGCCGTTGTTTGCAATACGTTCTTACCGCCACGCTTGCCGCCCTCGGCCACGTTGAACCAGCTATGAAGGGATTTATAGAAATAATCCACTTGTTTTTTCGTGAACGGTGCGGGGATATTATCCATCTTCAAAATCCTTTATGTCTCTGTCCGGTGCAGGCTTCATCAGCATATCAACGAGCGGCTGCACGCCGTTGTCGTTATCGCTTTCCATCGGTGCAGGTGTATCGCTCTGCCCGAGGTACTGCCTACCTAACCAGATCAGCATTTGTATATTTCCACCTTTAGCCGCCTGTACCTGCCAGTGTCTCAAACGCAAGCGCATCTGTGACACGCCGCGTACATAAGCCGCCCTTACATCCTTGCGATTCAGAAAGTTTCCTCTCGCAAAGTCCAGAGCATCCGCAATGTCCGCTTGGGTGTTGCCCTCTGCGGCAAGTTCTTCGACGGCTTCAAGATCAATTACTTTCTTCGGTCTGCCTCTCGGCATTTCCTAACCTCCTTTCACCCAATAGAAAAGCACCGGGAAAGTCTCGGTGCTTTGTCTGTTGAGTTGTGTTTACTTAGGTCGAGGACGAGCGAGCGCCACGAGCGCCAGCCGCACGACGGCCAACCGCTACGCTACGACGGCGCACACCGCCAGAACGACCACGGTTTGCAAGTCTGCCACTACCATAACCACTACCCATGCTTCACACCTCCTTTCAAATATACAAAAAGGACTATCTTTCGCAGATAATCCTTTCCGTTATATTTATTCACCAATGATTTTGCTCAAATATTCCTTTGAGCCTTTGCCGATTCGCGCAAACTTCATATCTTCGGTTTTAATCGGACGCTTGACCGCCCGCGCGAATTCCTTACCTTCGATATACTTTAGATCGGTATCGAATTCGAGGGATGCGAGAAATTCCTCTTTCTGCGCTCGGCTGGTAAAGCAGATACAACACCAATATTCAGTATCGCACATATCGCGGAATCGCTTGTTCTCAGCGCCCATGCGCTCACGGAAACTCTTTTCTACGTCTCCCAGTTCATCGAGGCACTCGCTTTCGAGCTGCTCTAATTCAATGTGATCGTCTTTTGTTTCCTTAACTTCGTCGTCGTTCCAATATCCCATTACAGTTCGCCCCTCCTGAATAACTCCAACTCTGCCAACGGGAACCATGTGATAATCTTCTCGTAGTCCCGCGGGAAATTCTCCTTGATCGGCTTCAAAAACCGATAATCAATACCATCGAACGTTCTACCGAACAGCTTGTAGTCTACCGGCAGCCGAACACCGCTTGCATCAAATTCGCGCAGCAGGTCGGCTTTTACCCAGTCGAACACCGGATAGAACCGCTTTGCATTGTGGTTGATCGCTCCATGTGTTTTCATGGCAATGCGCCGCATAGGACTGTCTGCCATTCTAACGCCAGTCGCAGTGTAGACGCATTCCGGCAGGCGCTTGCATTCGCGGATGATCTCGCCAATTTCGGCATCATCATATTCTTCGCCGGGCAAATCCAGCGCCTCGATCTTAGTTACATGCTCCGGCGACTGGAAGACCAGATTTCGCAGCAGCCGGTACAGTGATCTATGCGGCAGTCTGTAAATGTGAGTGCCGAAAAAATCCTCATAGTATGCGAGGCTGTTTTCGACGAATTCCAGACCCGGCACAGTGTAACAATAATACGGGATTACATGCTTGAAATACTTCCTCAACTGCAACCACGCTGCAATGCTGTCCTTACCTGTGGAAAATGCTAAGATCGCGGTATCGCATTCCTCTGCCATAGTACGGCACAGGCTTTCGCCGCTGCTTGCATCTACTCTATCATACACTACGCTTTGTCCTCCTTGTCTTTGTCCATCTGGACGCGCACAGCACCCAGTACATAACCTTGCACGCTCTGTCCGGCATCGGCTGCGGCCTGCCTGATCTGCGCACCTTCCTCTTTTGTCGGGCGCAGCATAATGTTATCGCGCCGCCGGTTATATTCGGTGCTGGCTCTCTTCTGCGCCTCTGTGCCTGTGTATTTCTGTGTTGCCATTGTCAAGCCTCCTTGTGCTACTATGATAGCACAGTCAGGCCATATCAGTAAACTGACATATTGCATAAATAAGTTAACTGATATTTGTATAGAATGTGCATTGATTCATTGTCAGTTAACTGATATACTATAGTCACAGTAAAGGAAAGGAAGTAATCAATATGACCGCAACCACCAATCTCAGCAGCTACTTAAAGCACTGCATTACCCGCTGGTACGACAACGCCAAGATCGACTATGATGTAAGCGGCTACTTTGTAAGCGCCGAAACCACCGAGAACAACCTCTACATCACATGGGTAGAGGAAGAAGAAGAGCACACAATGCGCATCGGCTACTACAAGGACTTCACGGCCGAGCAGCTTTATAACATCTGGATGGAGGGTTAAAAAATGATGACCATCATCAACAAGACTTTCGCAATCGGCGACACCTACCGCGGCACTCGCGGCGATCTCTTTACCGTAACCGCCACCGGCACACGCAAGATCAACGGCACGCACCGCACGAGCACCGCAACCGTCACCCTCACGCACGAGGGCGGCAAGGCTTACGAACTCGACCTTTCCCACGCACAGCGCCTCTTGCTCACCAAGGCATAAAAGGTTCTCGCAGGTTCACCCTTAAAGCCCGCACCCATAAATTTTAATTTGGAGGTACACACCATGAAAACCAATTACCCAATCCTCACCAAGCAGAACGCAGTCATCGGCAACAAGTACGCATCCGCAGGCGATGGTTATATCACCCTTAATCGTATCTACCGCATCACCGAGCAGCAAGCCGCCGAAAACTGGCTTTCCTGTCTCGATCGTTACGAGGCCGTCACTAACAAAGGCGATACTCTCAACGCTGCATTCCCTGATAGCGACCTATTCGACTTTAACCGCTGGAACTAACCACCACCCGCCCCGGAGGAACGAGGGCAGAAAGGAAAACCATCATGACGAAGTTTATCGCCATTATCGCCGCCCTGCTTCAGATCGTACCGGCCACCCGCACCATCTCCGGCGAGGTGTACCGCATCGACTACCCGACCGGCACGCAGGACGCGCCCATTGTTACCATCGTCACCGAGGACGGCGACGAGTGGATCACCGATGACTACATCGCACCGCGCCACACGCCGCTTGAGATCACATTCAGCACCAACAGCACCGAGGACGTAACCGACGACGAGATCATTTCCATCACATCCACCTGGACGCGTTAAGCATGGGAGCCTCACCACCCCCTCTCATTCTCCCGCCCGGCTCACGCACCCGCGGCGGAAGATATAAAAAACGCTTGTCACCGCACCGAATCAGCGGTACAATATACATAACAGGAGGTAACAACAATGACCCTTACCAAAGAGCAGCGCGACCGTATCGCCGCAGTCGCGGAAGAATATGATTTTGATTACGCATGCATCGCAGTCCGCAAGCAGGAAGAGCCCTTCGCGCTCGGTGAGATCGACCACGTTTCCCACATCTGGGACAACGGCGAGGACACCGGCGAGGAACTCAACGGATTATGCGGTATCAAGGTAAACGCGCTGGATGATTCCGCGCGCTATAACGGTGACTATTTCGGTCGCCACATCGCCGTTATCGCGGGTAACTCTTACGAGTACGGCGAGGACGCAGGTGAGGTTATTATTTCCGATCCTGTTGTTATCTCCATCATCGCATAGGGAGGCAATGCCATGCCAACAAGAGCACCCAGAAAATGCATCTCCTGCGGTGGGGTTTTCCTGCCGCAGTACGATGATCAGGTAAAGTGCCCGGATTGCGCCGCAAAAAGCATTAAGTCCACCATGCGCCCGCGCACCTGCCGCCAGTGCGGCAAGGTGTTTGATGGTGGTCCGCGTGCGTGGTACTGCCCGGACTGCCGCGCCGAGCGCCAGCGCGAAGCAAACCGCCGTCAACGCGAGAAAGGCACCGTGCGCCCTCTTGGCTCCACCGACTTGTGCGAGGTATGCGGCAAGCCGTATATCGTCAAGTCAGCACGCCAGCGCTATTGTCCGGACTGCGCCGCCGAGGCGGTCAAAGCCGCCGATAACGCCCAGGGCCGCGCCTATATGGAGGACTACCGCAAGGAGCGCATCCGCCACACCGACCGATTTTGTAAGGTCTGCGGCGCTGAAATTCCGCCAGACAGCCCGGAAAAGTATTACTGTTCCGATGCCTGCCGCCAGAAAGCCAAACAGGAGAGCCAGCGCAAGACGGACAGCAAGCGCGGTATAACCGCCGCCCCGCCGAAGTTCGTTCCCTTTCCCAAGATCGTGGAAGCACATGCTGTCGGCTATGTTCTCCCGCCGCTGTTGCAAGCCGACGGACCATTTGAGATCGTAGAGCGCTATCGCAATGAGGACGGAGAAACCCGTTTCCGCGCACGCTGCAAAAAGTGTGGCCGCGTGATTGACCGCTCTCAAGTGTACTTTTACTCGTCCGAGGTAAAATCATGCGGTTGCGAAAGAAACCTGCACATAGGCGCAGGTAAAGCCATTTCGGCGGCGCACGCCAAAATACCGCACATCTGCATGATGTGCGGAGAGCATTTCACCGGCGGCGCGCGGTCTAAATACTGTCCTGCTTGCCGTAAAAAGCATGTAGCCGAGTTGAGCAGAGACTACTTCCGCCGTAAAGCCGGCTGGACCGAAGAAGAAATCCGTCTCGGCCACAGAATTAAATAGCATGACAAACCCCGCTCACCAAAGCCATAAGGTGAGCGGGGTTTCCCATTATACGACTGTTTCGGTTTTGCAGGACTCGCACCTGCTTTCAGCAACTATGCAAACCGGTATACCTCCACAGGGAGGTATGGGCGCTATCGTCGCGTCTGTACGTCGGGCTTTTACCGAGGCTTGCGCCGCTGTCCAGAACGGTTGTATGAAATCCAGAAAGGTAATAACCTCACTTTCGCAAGTTTACTTGTGTTTCCGTCCTGATGATTAGGTATGCTTACAAGAGATAAGCAGCTGGTGCTCTTTCGCGGCGTGTACTTAGCCGCCCGAAAGCGCCGTATCGGCTTTGTAACTTTGTTAGCAAACTGGTGTTTTGCTCTCGGCTCACTAAGTCCGTGTGAGTGCTTATCCAGTAGCACTCTCCCTCTCATTATGGGCTGTTCGGCGTTGCTCTCCGTCGTGTCGCAGTTGCTATCGGTCTGTAATCCGGCTGATTTCCTCGTAAGGTTACAGCGGGGAGCGACCCCGGTTGCGGCGTGCCTGCAAGCACCCGCGAAACTCTGCCGAACTGTTGCAGCAGTCCAGCATTGTTCGGAAACAGTGCTCGTCTTTCCGAGCTGTCAGAATATTATCGTCCTCGTTGGAGGCGTTGTGCTCCCTCCGCCTCATGCAGCTTCGGGAACAGATTGCCTTGCACGTCGTCCACCATGCAAGGCTTGCCAAAGTCCGCCACGTTGCCCTTGGCTAAAAAGATTCCATGCGTTACCCGTCCGGCCTCGCGCAGCCATCCGGGCATGTTTGCGGTGCCTGTCGCCCGTAGGCACCGCATTCCATTCTCATTGTAGCGTAAATGTTATTGCTCCGTCACCCTCATGCAGGCTTTGGAGCATATCGGCGTGCCGCGCAAAAGACACGCCGAAAGAATAGAAAGGATAATCAATGCCTTCGTTCCGCGAAAGGCGTTTTGCTCCTCTGCCCTCATGCAGACTTTGGAGCAGGTCAGCGGCAGGTCTCCCCACCGCTTTAAGTAGGTATTTGGGGTTAAACAGAAAGGCTTGTCACCCGTCAGCCCTCACGCAGGCTTCCGGGCGTGTGCCCGCCTTTCGGCGGGCTGAAAGCGGAGGAACGAAACTCCGTGATTCCGCCCTTTAGGGCTTTTATCACGATATCATTATACCACCATTCTTTGTAGTATTGTGTAGCCCGTTTTCCACAGCTTTATGCACAGCCTGTGCGTATATGTTCTACTGCCCGCAACGCCCGTGCGTGCATTTTTCCGCGAACGTGCACTTCGTTGTAATTCATTCTCTCGGCGGTCTCTCTCCACGACCGCCCATTGACATAGCGCTCGATCAGCAGCGCCCGCAGCGCCGCATCCTGCACCTTAGCCGTGGTGCTGATGATCTCCGCCTTAATCAGCGCAAGCCGTTCCTGCTCTCTCTGTATCTTCTCGGACAGGGCAAGATACGCATCCGCCTTGTTTGCGGTCACGTCACCGCCGCCGCCCGGCGTGTCCTTGATCGTCGCCGTTGCGCTTGTCGCCCGTGCCCAAGCCCTTACTCGTGCCTCCTCCAAAGCGGCAATGCTCTTTTCCAGATCAATGCCGCGCCTGAGCCAATCCTTAGTAGTCGTTGGCCTCTACCTCCTCGGTTCGGTTGTGTGTAAATCTTCTGCGTCGTCGTATCTTTGCCGCTCTGCGTGTACAGTCCGCACCGGGCTCACAGCCGCGCATCCTGCCCGTGTCCACCATGTAATGACACGCCCACAACTTAGGACCACGACTGGTACCAAGTACCCGCCAGTAAGCGCATCCGACGCATTCGCTTTTCTTTCTCATGCTAATGCTATTCCATTCTCCCGCAGTTCTTCAATCAGATCGTCGATTTTAACGTATTTTCGGGCGATACTGTCTGCGAGGTAGTTTGTTTCGTCCCATATCCGCCGTAATCGGTCATAGTCGTACCCTTCTTTATCCCGTAGAACGCTAAACATAATTGCCCATGTAGACGCAACCGCCGTGTTCGTTGCGTCTCGTTTGGCTTTTTCTATGTCACCCTGCGTCGCCGGTATTCGGTATGGGTTGACTTTCTTTTTTTTCGCCATTTCCGTACCTCCAATTTTCATACCGCCGCATCTCGTCCAGATACTGCCGCATCTCCGCGCTGTACCGTTTCACTCGTCCAACCGCTCCATCATATCCAGATACTTTCTCGCCATTGCCGCCACCTGAATTGCCTCGCAAGCCGCCGCTTCGGCGTACTGCCCAACCAGTGCCACCTGCAGCGACGTTGGGATACCGTCACGGATTCGGCGCCAGAGCTGCTCCATCGCCATCTCGATACTGTCGCATTCTTCTCGCAGTTCCTCGGCTTCCTCCTGCATTACCGCCCAACCCTCGTGCTCCGAGTGAAACTGCGGGAACCGCTCATTTGCGCTTTCCAACTCCTTTTCCACCAGCAGCTTTACATCTTCACTTACTGCGTTCATTATTTTCTTCCTTTCAAACACAAATCATCGGCGGGTGCGGAATCTCCGTATCTACCGGTTTCCATAGGTGCAGGCAGTACGGATGGTTATTGATGTACTCCGACTTAGGCGGGTGGAATTGCATAACGCGCTCGTCCTCGCCGAAAAACATATCCTTAATAGCGCACATCTCGTCCCACGTCGGGCAGCACTTGCGCTGTGCAGAGCCGGGCGAAACGCTGACGTGTTCCCATCCCATGCCGTTGCTTGCGATCACCCGGAACGACTTGCCGCCGACATACACCTTGAAAACACCGTTTCCGCTGTCGCCGGTGCAGCCGTAAAACTCGCGTTCTCTGTCTTTCAGCCGGAACTTGTCCAGCTTGTGCAGGTCAATCATACAGGTTCACTCCCTCAATCTCCGCACGGATTTCCAGATCGTGCAGGTATTCGCCCATGTGACGTTTCTGCCGCTTTAACAGGTCGATGGAGCAGTTCGGCGTAAACTCGAGTACGCCCGCCTCGTACTTCGTCACAATCCGGTGCAGCTTTTCATAGCGTTCCTTGGTCTCGCGGTACTCGCGCTTCATGTGCTCCTGCCATGTGTTTGTATCGGGGTCAGGCTCGTTTGGTTCACTTCCCAGTTTCGTTTTTTCTCCAAGCGTTTTCATTAGATGCAAAGCATCGGCGCAAATCATACCGAACTCGCATCTATCCTCGTCGTTATCAAAGTCAAACAGTACCATATTACGCGACATCAATTCCGCGCATTCAATCGCTCCATCAATCGTCATTTTTCATTCTCCTTTCTCTGCGTATCTGTTTTACTGCGTCATTAGTCATGCGATGTCACCGTAACCGGAACGATCATCTCTGGCAGGAAATTCACCTCGTAGTGGAACTTGTCCACGTAAGCTCCGCTGACGTCCTCCACAACGTAGATCGTCCAGTCGTTGAGGTACACAAGGTGTTTCTTGTAAACGCCCTGCCCGGTTTCGACAGTCACCTCCAGCTCGTTCTCGCTGTTGTTCGAGATGGCGAAGTTGCCGATCAGCTCAAACACCGGCTTGTCCGTACGCGCGTTGATGACTTCCAGACGGCGCGTGACGTTGAAATTGTCCGCCTCCTTCGAGATGTTGTACGCAACGCGCTCGCTCTCCCTGCAGGCCGACAGACTACACATCATAGCACCGCAGAGCAGTGCCGCCATGATTTTCTTTTTCATTTTTGTTCCTCCATGTATTTTCTCATAATTTGAACCGCCATGCGGCAGGCTTCCTCGCACGCAGCCATCATCTTCTCGTAGCCGTCCAGCTCGCCATAGTATTTGATCTCTCCTAACGCCTCGGCCGAGGTTGCCGGGTCGAGGATGCGGATTGCTTGGTTAATCGTCATACTGTCCACCTCCATAATGTTCAACAATGTACTGGTTCGCCGTGGTTTCCGGCGCGGTTTCCCATGCAATCAAGCCGATCACGTTCGTGAGCAACATCACACCGACAAAAATCAATCCGCAGGCAGTGTATAAACCAAACACCGGTACCCCTTCGCTGTTGCATATGACACAAGCCAAGAGGATAAAAATTGATAAACCTATCGCCAGTGCGCCCAAAATTACAAGCCATTGAAACTTGACCGATTCCCGCGCAATAACCTCCTGCACCAGTGTTTCCGGTGTAACGCCCATCTGGGCGGAGATTTCAGCAATGGTCATTCTTCCACCCTCCTTATAGGTTCGTATTCTCCTAAAACATAGTCACTTGCTCGTTCTAAAAGAGCCGGATTATCTCTGAAAAATCCCAGTCCTTTGTTGCAGCTGTTGCATAACATTCCCCGAATTCTGCCGGATTGATGAGAATGGTCTATTACCAAATTCTTTTCGCTTCCGCATATCTGGCATTTTCTTATTAGTGAATCGTATTCTTCTTTGGTTATCCCGTATGCGCTTTTTGCTTTCGTAAAAGCAACCTTGTCTTTGTTTTTATTGACCCAGTTTCTGTGCTCTTCTCTGCATTTTTCGATATTATTTTTATATCTTTCAGCGCTTTGTTTTGAGCAGCACTTTTTGCACCAAGAAGTCAGCTTTCCTTTATGTCTGCCTGATTTCTGAACGTAAAATTCAGAATCCTCCAATAATTTCCCACAGCGAGGACATTTTTTCAAAGCACGTTTCCTCCCTAACAGCCCGTCCACCGGACAGCCTCAATCGCAACAGGTTTCTTGCGGTACTTCATTCCGTTACTCCCTCACATTCCGCCCCGCAGGCCGCATAGCCTGCAAGATCAATCCAACTGTCAGCCTTTCCGCCGCCTGCCGCAATACGCGCAATCTTGAGCAGCGCCATCATCATGGCAACGTCGTTCGCGTCGATATACACACCGCCCGCCTCATCCACGCACGCGCGCCTGAGGTATGTTTCCCAAAGTTCCGCGATCGTCTCAAAATTATTCTCCGGCGTGCCGTAGTCCTGCTCGCGCTGTCCGCATACGCACTTCTCCGCCGCGTGCAGGATGTCCGCACGGGTCAGTTTGCGCTTTACGTCCTCGCTGTTTTCCTCGACTACCTCGCGGATGTCGGGGGTATTGTCCGTATGACTGGCAGCGTGGCATAAAGCATAAGCATCTTCGACAGTCAAGCGGAGACCAAAGTCTATTTCTCCCTTGTCCTCGGCATCGCAAGCCATCTGTTCAATCGTGTTCAGTAGAATACTCATTTTGCGTTCGTTATTCATGATTACTCCTTTTTCGGTGCCCGGCTTGTCCTCGATCACATCATAGCCCATGAGTTTTGCGTTCAGCCGTACGCGCCCCATATCTGCGTCCTCATACGCCCATATCATACTCTGTCGCACATCGTCCGGGAATTTAAGTTCCGTCTTTTCGCCATTATGAAATATCTTGCGATCTCCGAGGAAAAATACGTCCACAGCGTCCTCGAAGCTCTCGTACACCTTCCCGTCTTTCTTAAACTTCATATTTATAAGTCTCCATTTTCAATATCATCTTTTAGTGATAGCTTACGGCCACACATAAAACAATAGTTGATTTTGCTGGGTCTACATTCAGCCATAGCAACTAATTCATAACTATTGTCATAAAAATTCCTGTGAATTATAAAGTCGCCTAAACATTTTGCGTCTGTACGGCAATAGGGACAGTTCTTTTGTTCTTCGGTCATTCTTTTTTATTCTCCAGTTTCATACGCTTAATAGCGTTTTGCACGACCGCTACAATCGAACAACACTCACCAATCGTGAGATACGGTGCGATATCTCGTACCGTTGCGATAAGGGCACGCGCCGCCACCGGTTTAATTGGCCTGTCAAATACCTCATTGTTAATTCGATCCATTGTCCGCCCTCCTGTTCCATGCTTCAGCAGCTTCTTCGTATCTATCCCTGTTGGTAACAGGTGCTATATATTCTGCTCGTGAAATTACACTGTTCTGCCGAAAATAAATTCCGCATTTTTCACAACCGACACGACATTCGATGCTGAAAATAGGCATACTCACCGCATACAGCAACTTCACTTTGCGTTCACAAGAAGTGGATGCCTCTCCTCCGCAGAACGGACAGGGTTTAAGCTCAATCATTGCTTGTCCTCCCGTTCCATGCTTCAATCACTTTTTCAACAGCACTGGTTTTGTAACATTCACTGTCCACCAAAATTTTTGAAGAAGCGTGACATTTAGTACAAAGCACTCTTACGCCGTCATTTACAAACAACCTTGCTTCTCCACCACAGAAAGGACAAGATTTAAGTTCAATCATTGTCTGTACCTCCGTCCATCTTGGCCCCGCATACAGGGCAGTAATTCCAGTTGTTCAGGTGATACTCACTCTCTGTCAGTGCGCAGCCGCAGTTGGTGCACCTGACAGCTGCGTTACCACTCGGGAGCGTATATCTCCCGGAATCATCCCACCGCCCATGCACCACCGGCACAACATCGGCGGCAGGCGGCGAGGCAACAATTTCCATTGCCATGGCACCGTCGGAACCGTCCACCCATTTCGCCGCCATCACCGCTCTTATGGCAGTATCCCGCTTAATGTATTCAGCCATTGTCCACCCACCTATTCCATGCCTTAATTACATCCTCAACCGCACTCGTTCCGACGCGCTCGCTGTCGGCTGCAGTCCATGTGGTTGCACCGCATTTGGTGCAGAGCACTCTCACGCCGTTGCTTACAAACAGGCGAGCTTTTCCACCGCAAAACGGACACGGTTTCAGCTCAATCATTGTCTCCGCCTCCATCCTTTCTCTCGCCGTAGCTGCAAAAATCGTTTGGTTTGTGAGGCAGAAATCCACAAGCCGCGCACATCGTATAAAATAGATGTTTGCACTCCTTGCACCGCACCACCGGCACAACATCGGCGGCAGGCGCGTTCAGAACAGTTACAACGCAATCATCATATCCGCGCCGGTACATAGGCGAGACGTTGTATGATTCCATTGCTCTAAGTTGTGCAAGTAATACTTCTCTCGCAATGTATTCAGCCATCAATAGCACCTCTGTCCATCTTCGCGCCGCAATTCGGGCAGTAGTTAGGGAGCCAATAGTTCCACTTCGTTGCATCCAGGCCTTCCGTTGACTTCTCTCCGCACAATGAGCAAGTTTCGTCTGCGTTCCACCACCCATGTGCCACCGGCACAACATCGGCAGTAGGAATTTTCTTCAACGCTCTCGCTGATTTCCATACAGCTTCATAAGCCGAGCGTGTCGTGGCTTTCCCTGCAAGATCGGTTATAGCATCAAACGCAGCTTCACGCTCAATATATTCAGCCATTTTCGCACCCCTTTCCCAAATGAGTTGCACTTTTCTGCTTCTCAAAGTAAAACTCAATCGGCTTTTCATTCTCGATCACATTCCCGTAAACTACGCCAACCTTATAGATGTAATTTTCGCGCAGCTTTCTCGGAATTTCCGCGATGTAGCGCCGGAATGTTTCCAGCGTATGGGCTCGCTTGTAATGATTGCACATTCGACAGGACGGCATGAGATTCGAAATATCATCTGTCCCCGCATCTTCAATTCTCCATGCCCTCAGTGGGAGAAAATGATCTACTTGCATATCTTTGTATGCAATCTCTCTGCCGCAATAAGCACAGTGCCCGTCGTATTTGCGGTATACTTCTTCGCGGATTTTCTTACTTATCGCCATCGTTTTTCTCCTCCGGCAACTCCGGCATCGGCATCCAATGGGTTACTTCGCAATCTACCGGGCAGTTATAAACATCATCCGGCGTGAAGCATCTGCTTTCCCACCAGCCCTCCGGGATGATGTAATCGTCACGCTCTTCGTCATAACGGCCATACTCACAGATGTCATTCCAGAACCAATCGCTGTCTTCTTTGAACAGTGTTCCGTCTTCATGGATTGCTGTTGCAATAAATCGCCATCCGTTTCTGTTGCAGGCGATCATCACTTCGGTTTCGGGTTTTGGCAGGCGTTCGGTTATCGGAATCCACCGCACCACCGGCACAACATCGGCGGCAGGAACGTCGCGCAACTCCCAAAGCGGATTAAGCCCCTTTAGGTGCGCTTCTCCGACTGCATCTTCCGCCGCTTCACGCTCAATATACTCAGCCATTGTTTTCCTCCCATTCCTCGCACGTCTCATCCTCCAACCGGAAATCCGCCCGAAACGCTGCACACCGGATTTTTGTAACTGTTCAGCAGCAAATCCGCTTTTTTCATCGTGTTGCGGATTAACTCATTCTCCGGTGCAGCGTTCAAAACTGCTTCGTCAGCCATTTACACCACACCCTCCAACCCAATCTGTACCGTTTCCGGTTCTTTCAGCATTTCATCTTTGGCAAGCCGGTAAAACTGCTTATCCAGTTCAAACCCATAGCTGTTTCTTCCCAGTTCCCGCGCCGCTCTCAGCGTCGAACCGCTTCCGGCGCATGGGTCAATCACCACATCGCCCGGGTCTGTGAAAATCTCAATCAGCTTTTTCAGCAGCTTCACCGGCTTCTGTGTCGGGTGTAGCTTTGGCACTTCTCTGCCATCGCGTTCCCAGTCGATATGGTCAAACACCATCTTGCCGCTTCCGCGAACAACCTTGCCGTTCTCGTCATACTGTCTGCCGTTGTTGAACTTCGGCAGCTTGTCCCGGTACAGTACAACCGCAAACTCAGTTGCGCCTACAATCCGCATATTCGCTTTAAGCACCTGTGCGGAATACGGCTTCGTGAAAAACAGCGGATAGCTATTCTTAAATCCATATCTCTTTCCATACTCCATCACCGTCTGCATCTGGTCGAACGCGCAGAATACGATCATCGCCGGTGCAGTGTTGCGTTCCTTTGGTTCTTTCTTCAACAGCCGGTTGCAGAAGTGCATATACTCTGCAATCTTGAAATATCCGTCAGTCCGAAAGAAGCTGCTCTTTGCCTTCTTGCTCTCGCCGTTCTTGTTATCTCCGCCAACATACCACATCGGGTTGCTCCCGTAAGCGTCCGCGCCGATGTTATACGGAATATCCGCAATAACAAGCTGCGCTTTCGGGATGCCGTACCGCTTGTAATTCTGGAAATTGTCGTTGAACAGCTCGCATTTCAGCTCCTTCATTCTTCGTCCCTCCCAATAATCTCGATCTCCACCCGCGGATTTTTTGAATCTACATAAAAGTGATCTTCAAACCCCGCGATGTTTTTCCAACCGTCATTCTTGAGATACCGCGCCTTAACAAGCGCATCCTGAATAACCTTGCGCCCGAACGCGCAAATATTATCCTTATCCCTCCGCCGGTCTTTCTCGTACCAGCGATAAATCATGTACACCGGTTCTTCAAACTCCGCACCACCGAGCTGTCTTGCCGCGTGCATCACAACGGTTTCGCACTGCTTTTTCAGCCGCGCCCCCTCCTGCCGGTGTCGTCTCTCCGCCTCGATCAACTCATTCAGTCCCGGCAGCGGGCCTTTGATTACAAATTTCATCCTTCACCTCTGCTGGCTTTCACTCGTGCCGCCCACTCGTTTTCCCAGTCGTGGGCGGCGGGCGCACCGTCAAACATCGGCGTATCTGCTTTGGGTTTCTTCGGCTTGTCTCCGATTCTGTCCCAAATGATACCCTTCCAACCTTGCGACATACTCAGCCGGATAACCTCGGCTACTGCCTGTTCTCCGTGCTGCTTTACGCGGTTCTCTATCATCGTGAGAAGGTTTCTGAGACCAGTTGGCTCGTATGCATCCCTGCGCTCCTTCTTGTATCTAATCCAATCTTGAACCGCCGAACATACCGGCTCCGAGAATCGTTCTGTTAGGTCGAGTTTCTTATCGGCTTCTTGGACTTTGGGCTTCGGTTTAGGCTTCGGCGAACATTTTGCCGGTGTCGTCACTTCGTCGCGTTCGGTGCTCTGGTACTCGTCGTACTTGCTGACCGTGATAACTGTATAGTGCCGATTGGTTTCCACCGTGATTTCGCCGGTCTTTTTCAGTTTACCGAGCGCCGTCCGTACCTGTTGCACAGACAGTCCGCTTTCCGCCGAGAGTGCCGCGTAACTGGTCGCAAACGCACCGCGTGGAATCTCTATGCCCTGCCACTCACAATCCTTGTAATTAGCTCTCAGCAGGACATGCAGCCACAGTTTACAGGTGGGGAGGTCTTTGTACCATCCCCACTCCGTAAGCGCACGGTGCAGCTTAATGTGCCCGTTCATTCCCCATCACCTCAGAACGGAACGTCCGAATCTTCCTCCGGCATATCCGCAAAATCGCTGTTCTCCTTCGGCTTGCCCTCGTTCTTGCCTCCGCAGAAGTCGATGCTTTCGCACTGCACTTCCCACGAGCGGCGCTTATTGCCGTTCTTGTCCTGCCAGTCGCGGCTTTCCAAACGGCCGGAAACAATGCACATATCGCCCTTGTGGAACCATGTGCTTGCGTGCTCCGCCAGCTTGCCCCACAGGACAACGGAACAGAAGTCGCTCTGATATTCTCCGTTGTTATCCTTTCTGCTGCGTTGTACCGCAATCGTACCGCTTGCTACAGCCGTATTAGACTGCGTGTGTCGCAATTCCAAATTATCTGTTAATCTTCCTTGTAAAACGATCTTGTTAAGCACTTGTATTCCTCCGTTTGTTGCATTTTTTCAATCCATTATGCAATTTCGCATGCTCTGATCGGGTCAGAACCACGATATTTTCTGGATTGTTGTTTGTCTTATTGCCGTCAATGTGATGTACAATGTCCGAAGATGTCAGCTTTCTTCCGTATTTCTGTTCAGCTACAAGCCTATGTTCCAGCACAAACCCGTGTTTATCTGCTAAGTGGTTGTCTGGTCGATATACAAGAATATACCCGCTTGAGTGTTTCTTTCTTCCTCCGGACCAGTGATAATTTTTATCTCCAGCCATTGCTTCTCTCAGCTTTTGTTTGGTTTCATCTGACATCTTGCGTCCGTACGTCGGGCACAAGCTACCGGTTTTCCCAATGTGCGGATGTTTATGATTTTTCCACAGGAATTTCACGCTTTCAATTCGCGTAGGAACTCTCATGCCTGCTTTTTTCATCTCTCTTGAGAGTTTTTGTCGCTCAATTCCGATTTCGTTCTCAAGCATTCGCAAGCTCGCGCCTTCCGCAATCCGGGTTTCGATGTATTTCCGATATTTTTCTAAATCAACTTTCATCTCCCTGTCTCCTTGGTATACTTCTGGTTTTCCTCTCTCCACATGGGATACATGCTTTGCAGGTACTCCCGCATTTCCCGCTTGATTTCCTTGCCGTCGCCCTGGTCCATTTCCCGGTGACAGTCCGGGCACAGCATGACTAAATTCGTCGGAATGCCCATGCCGCCGCGTGCTCTGCTGACGTAATGCGCAGCCTGTAACACGCCGCCCTTTCCGCAGTGACGGCAAATACCGCCGTCCCGGTCATAGCATTCCTTCCAGACAGCCGGAGAAATGCCGGTAAACTTGGTTTGTCTCCTCATACGTCCTTGCCCTCCGGCTTCCACTTGGAGAGCCACCCAAGCACCGTGCTTTCCGGTTCGGTCTCTATGCCCTGCTCCTTGCAGTCTTGTACAATGAGGTCAATTAGCCGCCCCATCTGCACCGTGCTGTATGTGCTGCTCCCGTAGTAGCAGAGTAAGTACCCGCCGTTGCAATCCTGCGTCACCCAGCCTAAGCCCTGCTTGCTCCACAGGTCAGCAACAAGGTCTCGCGTCTGCTCGTTCGGATACGGCACCAACCGGTAGTTATCCCCGATTTCGGGGATATACTGCCGATAAACCTCCTCGCGCTTCATGCCGAGCTTTGCCGCGAGCTTGCTCATAAGTGCCCACGCGAATGCATTGGCTCGCCCGCTCCGCTTGTCATACTTGCGCTTGATTTCCGCGCAGTAGCGGCGGCCTGCCTGCATCTGGTCTACTTCTGCCCGCGCCATCGGCGCGTTTTTGATATGCAGGCAAAGCCAGTTGCCAAGCCCATTTCGGATAACTTTCGCCTCGTCAAACTCGTGCGTCACGCCTGTTCAATCTCCCTCTGCATTTCCTCGATCTTGCGCCACTGATCTTCGAGTTCCAGCAGCGCAGCATTCATCTTGACGATATCGCCCTTGTCCTTGGCGTACTTCTCGTCCCACAACTGCTTTGCAACCGCCTTGTCTCCGCTGATCTTCACCAGCAGCTTCTTTACCTCGTTCGCCTTGGCTACCGCCGCCGCAACCTTGGGGTCCTCTGCAACCTTCTGCGATACAGGGTGCGTTTCCGCGTCCGGGTCTGCCATTTCTTCTGTCGGAATGCAGAACACCTGAAAGCAGGCGTACTTGAATGCAATGCTCATTGCCTTGTTCGTCGCCTTGTCGCCGCTGTCCATGCCCTCGCCGATCACAACGCACTGCACACTGCTGCCGTCCTTGGCATAGAACGTATACCGCACCGTGCAAACCGAATAAATCAGATTGCCCTTGTTCTTGGTCTGCCGCTCCTCGCGCTTCTGGTCGATGATCTCCGGCACAACAAACAATCCGTGCCGCACCATAACCGGCTGCAATGCGTTCATCACATCGTCAACGCCGCGATACTTGAAGCCCTGCTGTGCGTTTTTCTTTTCTTTGCCGATTACGCCAATATCGGACATAACGCCGATAATCGCCTGATAAATCTCTGCCATATCACTTCACCTGCAAATTCATGTTTTCTACCAGCTCCGCGCCCGGTACGGCCTCACCGGATTTCAGTAACTTGCCGATTGCCACCTTGTCCGGCTTGCGGTCGATAACCACCTTGCACAAGTCGTCTGGAACCATTACGTCATTCGTAATGCTCACCTGCATACTCTTGCGGAACGACAGCGCAGCCTTCGACGTGCTGATCTTGTCCTTGCCGACTGCAAGCATGCTATCCGCAAGGTGCTGCTTCATGTACTCCATGCGCTTCTTGGTCGCATCCTCTCGCGCCTTGAGATTGTCCCGCTCGTTCTTGAGCGCCTTAATCTCTGCGTCAAGGTTCTTGATGGTGACGGCATACGCCTCGGCCTTGTCCTCAAACGCCGCGTCCAGACCGTCTACAGCCTCAAAACCGCTGACCTCGCCGGTCTCCTCGTCGATAACGATGTTTGCCATTGCGCTTTCAAATTCGCGCGTCAGTTCATACAGATTCATGGTTCGTCCTCCTCGTAGTCCTGCACAGCAATTCGCAGATCAAGCAAAAAGTCCTTAATTTCGCTGCTGAATAGGTGTTTATAATTCTCCAGATACAGCCCGATAGCTGTTTCCGCCTCGCGCATATCCTGCAACCGGTTAAGCCGCTCCTGATCTGCCCTCTCCGGCGGCTCTAACGCCCGCTCGGGGCAGCCGGTCAGTGTATCACGCATTGTTTACCGCCTCCATCGCCCGGATAACCTCGGCTTCGGGGACTTCTTCCAGTCCCTCATACCATACGTTTTCTCCGGCGCTCTTGTAGCGGTGAAAGCGGCGGTCAACCTGATACGTTCCGTTTGCACTTTTGCTCATAATCCATACCGAGCAGGTAGTGTTACCGATCTTTACCTCGGTGATCTTGCCTTCCGGCTTTTCCTCCAAACTGAGGTTCATCAGCTTGCGCAGTGTTTCCTTCAACATCTTGCTTTTTCTCCTCTCCGGTGCTATAATCACCGTAAACCTATTTTTCTTTGCCGCTGTTCGGATTGCCGTCCGTCAGCGGCTTTTCTCATGCCTGTTCCGGTATTTCCAGTTTTCCGGTGATCGGTGCAAAGCACTGCGGGAACGTGTTGCCGTAGATATCTTTCAGCAGCACAAACCGCCATCCCATGCGATCTACGGTCTTAACCTGCTGTGTCGGCGGCAGCTTTGCCATCTTCTCGCAGCGCTGCTCCAGTTCGTCCAGTGTGCATACATCCTCCGGCCGAAAGTCCAGCCCGTCCTTCTTGTGTGGCGCAAACCGCATCACTCTCTCTGTATCAAACACCGAGCCGTTAATTTTTACTACCATGCTTGTCCTCCGTTCTCATGCTGATCGTCTTCGCGCTCTCGCGCATCTGCAAGCCGTACTTAGCAGCGTTCATCGCCTTGCCGATGACCCGGCGCTGCATGTCTTTGACTTTCAGCGTCTTGCGTCTTGCTTCCGTCATATCCTGTTTTCTCCTCTCAGCGATAACGACCGCGATATCTCTGCCGGTGCTCATAGGCCGCAAGCAGCACGCTTGCCCTTGCGGCTACAAATCCGACTGCCAGCAGCGCCAGCATGATAGCCGCACCGCTGAACAGGTCAATGCGGCCATTCTCAGTCATGCCACCAGAGAGCAGGACACCGAGGAAACACATTCCTGCAAGCCAGCCACAGCGTTTGTAGGTCATTGGTTTCAATCCCCTTTCGCAGTTTCTTGTAACCCTCGAACGTAGTGAGAGGGTTATTCTTTTCTTTCTTTCTTAGAAAGTTAAATTAATATATATTCGACCGTAGGGAGAATATATATATACTTCTTTTCTTTCTTTGTTACTTTCTTTCTTACGCCTCGGTGTGTTGATGGTTTGTTATCGGTCTGTTATCGGTGTGTTGATTGTGTGTTATCTGCGTGTTGATGGTCTGTTGTTGGAGTGTTACGCAGACGCTTCCGCCTGCACCAATCGGTTAGCCACATCGGCCACATGATAGCGACCGCCAGTTAAACGCGGAACACCATCTAAATACCTCTGCACGGTACGATAACTAACTCCAAACCAGTCTTTTAACTGTTTTGTGGTAATATATTCGCACCCTGCGAACGTGCGTAAACGGCCTTCAACCGTGCGCCTGCGGTTGCTTAATTCCGTTGCTGTCATTCGTTCAACCCTCCGCTTTCTGTGTGTTATTGGTGTGTTGATGGTTTGTTATCGGTCTGTTGCTTAGTGTGTTGATGGTTTGTTATCGCTCATCATCATCGTTGCCGCAACGCAGCATCGCACACACAATAAGCAGCGCCATTTCAACGCCCAGTGTTGCCAGCACTCCGGCAACAAAAGGTGGAATATACATCGGTATCACCTCCGCTTGTTCGCCCCTTCCCGACCGTGGTATAATAGCCGGGAAAGGAGGTGTTGGTATGATGCACTTAGGTTCTGAACTTCGCCGTATCGATCAAGAAGCCGAATTAGAATTCCGTGATTCTATGCAGAACCAGTTGGAAGAAACCAACCGAAAACTGCAAACGCAAATCGATGATGCCCGCACAGAAGCAACGGCCGCTTCGCGTGAAGCAATGATTGCTCGTGTTCTTGCTATTGCTTCGCTGATTGTCTCGGTTATCGCCTTATTTAAGTAAATCGAAAACCTTACAAATCAATACACAAGTAGAGAACCCCAGCGAGAAGCCGGACAGCGCTATACCAAAGCTGCCTGACATGAAAATCTCTTTGACTTTCTTCATTGCCGTTCACCTCCGCTTGTACCACTTGTGCATCAGCACAACCAGCACGGCCAGAATAACCATCGTTGCGATGTTAAGCGACATCAGTACCGGATCCATTGCTCTCACCTCCGCTTATGCGCTCTCGTTGTCATTCTCCACGCCGAATGCCCCGTTGGTAATTTCATCGTCCGTGGCAAACAGGTAAGTGAACGGCTTCTTGAAATAGCGGCACAGTAGCTTGCATTCTTTCGGCGTAAACCGTCCGCTTTTCATTTTGGATTCATAGGCATTTCTGCTGATACCTAAGATATTACCCATATCATCAGATGTCAGACCGTGAAACGCTTTCATGCCCATCAAATTCGGATACATATTTGCACCTCCCTTCTCATTTGTTGGCGCTCCGCCAACCTGTGATTACAGTTTATCAGCAATACGCCAACTTGTCAAGGGATTTTTCAAAAAATGTTGACAGAACGCCAACTTAGTGTTATGCTGTACTCATAGGAGGTGAGCACATGGAATTCTACGAAGAACTGAAAGCTGCTCGCATTAAGGCCGGTTTAACCCAGCAGCAAATAGCCGACGAAATAGGCATTACAAAGAGTACCTATTGTGGATACGAAACTGCAAAGCGAAACCCTGACCCGCAGAGAATCAAACAGCTTGCAAAGGTTCTTCACATCTCTGCCGATACCTTGTTAGATACCGGCATAGAAAAAGAAAAAGCCCCTGTCCCGGCCAAAGCCGAAACAGGGGAAATCACAAGAGAGATGTCTATTGAGTTGTTAAAGGCTCTCGGATTGCTCGACCAGTCCGGCAACCTTTCCGACGATGATCTCGCGTTTCTTGCGCACATCGTCGGATTGCTCGAATGGCGTTTCGGCGATCATTCGTAGCGCATTGTATATGCGCAGCGGGTTTGTGCATGAATTGAGCATTGCGGTAAAACGGTCAATGTTGTCCATGATGTTTGGTTCCTGCCTTTCCTGTTGTATACTCCTATGATATTACCTTAAAATGGAAATATCAATAAGAACCGTTCGCCTTTATCTGACATATAGTATAGCGAACGTTTGTTCGATTTTCAAGAGGACGCAAACAGCCTTGTTGCAAAGTCCAATAAACAGGACTTACTGTAGAGTGTTGTTTTACAGGAGCAGGTCTCGGAAGCGCTGCACGGCGTGATCGTTGTACTTAAATACATCGACTTCCTTTGTCGAGTACGGAGACTTGTCGTGGTACCATGCACCGTATTCGTCGGTTTTCATGCCGTATGTGTTGGCAAGATTGCCGATGGCCTGCTTGCTCACGCCGAACATCTTGCCGATCTCTGTAGCGGAGTAATGATGTTGGGTGGTCTGCGGCAGCGGGATAACCTCACGGCCTGCGAGCACCGTGCTTGCGTAGCTTGCGCATACCTGACGGTAAGTATCAGACTTTACCTGCGCGGAGATACGCAGCCACAACGACGCTTCGCGGGCGCGGCTGTTGCGTTCCATAATGTCAAGGCGGTTCTGCTGTGCCGGTGTGATCTTGTATTCACCGGTCTTGCGGATGGACGGAAGAACCTCGGAAGTAACCCAGTGTTTGAATTCCTTCGCCGTCGGCAGTTTGCTGGAAAAGATAAGGCTGTACAGGCCAGATTCGTTGATGATGGTAACAGGCTGCTTGCCACCGGGGGTTGTCATTTCAACCACCCCTTTGTCTTCGTTATCAATGTGCTTGCGAACCGCCTGTGCGGTATCGGAATAACCGAGAATGTCCGCTACGTCCTTGCCGACGAACCACGGTTCGCCGTTCTTCTCGATGGTGCGTACCTGCTGTTCTTCGTACTTGAATGCAACGATGTTGTTTTTCATGTGTCTGCTCCTTTCGAGTGGTATGGTTACTTACAGTAATTCCTTTGCGGCCTGTACCCCAGCCTTTAAGCCAAGGGTAAATGCATCGCTTTCAAACTTCTGCGTGCAGTCGGCCATCATTTTCACGAGCTGGTCATTCTGCTCGTTGCTTAACGGCAAGGCGCGAACGTATTCGCTCAAATTCTGCGCGAGCCGCAAAGCCTCTTGTGTGCGGCTAAGGCAATATCCCGAAAAATCCATTGTGTTAGCCCTCCATATCTTCCGGAATATTCGTGCCGAGGATTTTGTTGAAGAAGTATACCTGACCCTTGCCGGTAATCTTCGGCGTGCGGCTGATGGTGGTGTGACCGTCCGAGTGAGTAATCACAGTTTCCTTGATCTCGAACAGACCGAGTTCCATGCTGCGCTGGGTAGGCATATTGTAATCACTACCCTTGCGCTTGACGAGGTAGCCATTTTCACGCAGCCATGCAAAAAAGCGCTTGCCGCCCATATCCGCGCCATTCTGACGGAGAATCTTCGCAAAGTCGAAAATCAGGATGGAAGTTTTGGACACGGTAACGCCCTTTGCAAAATGGACGAGCGGTGCATCGAGCTTCGCCTGTTCGGCAGCGTGGGAAAGCAGCTTGTCCTTTTCCTCAATGGTTTTCTGAGCGACAAGCAGGGCTTTCGCCATCAGTTCCTCAGGGCTGAGATTTTCCTGGCCGGCAATGTAGCCGCCGTTCTTGCGGATAGAGGGAATAACATCGTGCGTAATCCATCGCTTGAACGCTTTAGCCTCTGGCTTGCGAGAGCCGAGAACCAGAGTGTACAGGCCGGGCTCGTTTACCGTCACCATGTTCTGCAAGCCGCCAAGGGTATCAATTAAACTGACACCCTTTTCATCATCGTCAAGACGAGAAAGTGTCATGCTTGCGTTGCCAAGGTCAAGCGCCTTGCAAACGTCAGCTGCTACAAACCACGGCTCGTTCTCAATGTTCAGCGTGCGAACCTCGCCAAATTCAGGGTTAGTAAATGCAATGATTTTGTTATCCATGGGTTAATTCTCCTTTTCTACAAGTTCGTTAAGGGGTACGTTCAAAGCACTTGCGATCTTGCTTGCCATCTCTGCCGAGCAGCTACGTCCGTTGCGAATGCCGGAAACACTCGAAACGGAAATACCGGCAAGCGTCGCAAGTTCCTTTCCTCGCATACAACGTTTTGCCATCGTTGCAGCAAGGATTACTCGATCAATACGCATATATCCTCCTTTCACTATTTGCGTTTGCATATGTCGTAATTTAATTATATGTGCGATTGAACAGTATGTCAATATAAATTTGCAAACGCATTCACGGAGGGGATATTATGACCGTAGGAGAAAGAGTAAAAAAACTTGCAGAAAAGCAGGGTATTTCGCTTCGAGAGCTTGCTAAAAAAGCTGAATTGTCGTATAACACAGTTTATTCTATTACGCGGCGTGGTAGCGAACGAGTTGCGCCAGACACTATTTCTCGGCTTGCAAACGCACTCGGCGTAAATGTGAACGAGTTGACCGCAGATGCTTCAATCCGTGTAAACAGTGCGCCGGAAATGGTGGAGCTACAGCAGAAAGTAGCAGCTGGTCAGGCAACCGAGCAGGAAAAGCAGGCATGGCTCGAAGCCAATCTAAAAGGCTTAGAGCGTATGCAACACTCAATCGAATTCATGCTGCACGATCTCGCGCAGTATGATGAGACACAAAAAATCGCCCGTCAATCTCGGCTGACGACAATATTCAATCAGCTTACCGAGGACGGGCAGGAAAAAGCATTGGATTTTCTTGAAATCATGCTCGGAAATCCGAAGTATAAGAAATAAAAGGGAAGTGGAATTATGTTTTGCACGAATTGTGGCACGGAATTCGAGGGAAATTTTTGCCCGAACTGCGGAACAAAGGCTGGTGAACAACTACCTGCACAAACCGTTGCCCCAAAGGAAACGCACGAGTATTACGATAAAGAGGGCGATTTAATCGACCTCTCCACGATCTACGGCGTTTACAAGGACAGAACCGGCATGTCTGCATTCTTCCGCAAATGCACCGATTACGATTCTGTCACTATCGGTAAAGCGTTAGACTATATCGAGGATAACGTAAAGCCGAAGGAATACGGCATGCTGGATGTAATCCGCATGAAGCGTCAGATTGAAGCACCGATTGAGAAGATCATAAAAGTGCAAGCAGTGAACGACCCTTCGGTTAAATTGCAAAAGGCGCAGCTTTCCGAACTGAAAAAGGCGAACAAACTACAGCAAAAAGAAATGAACGCACAAGCGCGTTGTCCGCGTTGCGGCTCCACTTCCCTTTCTGCGCATAAGAAGGGATTCGGCATCGGCAAGGCCGTGGTAGGCGCAGCCGTGACCGCGCCGCTGGGGCTGGGATTGATCGGTGCCGTAGCCGGAAACAAGGGCGCGAAAAAAGTCCGCGTCACTTGTTTGAAATGCGGAAAACAATTTTGGGCATAAAAAACGCCCACCGGCGGCAACCGGCGGACGTTATACGGGGGTAGAAATCTTGTGCAACGGAATTCTACCCTCTTATTATATCGAAAATAGGAGGAAAATGCAATGCCACGTCGAAAAAAAGACCCTCGCGGATTTGTCCGCGAGACCGGAACGTATATGGGAAAGCACTACGACCTGAGAGCAAAAACCGAAAAGGAACTCAACGAGAAAATCAGGGCAAAACGCGCAGAAATCGAATCCGGAAGTAAACTCATTGAAGCCGGTGTTACCGTAAAGGAATGGGGAAAACGCTGGGTAGAAACCTACAAGTCCGGCGTGAAGGAATCCACGCGCAGGCTGATTGAGGGACGGCTTGTGAACTACATCTATCCCTACATTGGGGATATCCCCGTTAGCAAAGTGCGGCCGCTGAACTGTCAGGAAGCGCTTAACTCTGCGGAAGGACGTGCGCCGGACACCGTAAAGAAGGTGCAGCAGGCCATCGAGCAGATGTTCCGCGCAGCCAAGCAGAACGGCTTGTGCGTCAATAATCCTGCGGAAGATTTGAAGATGCCCCGTACTGGCAAGCAGAAGAGCCACAGGAGCATTACAGACCGAGAACGTGTTATTTTACTGGAAACTGCAAAGACGCATCCTGCGGGGACGTGGGTGCTTACTCTGCTGTATAGTGGCTTGCGTCCGGCGGAAAGCCTTGTGCTGACATATGCCGATATTACAGGCGGTATGATTACCGTTAACAAGGCATACGACCGGGACACCCGCGCCGAGAAATACCCCAAGTCAGACGCAGGCGTTCGCAAAATCCCGATCATCCCACAGCTTGCCGCAGTCCTGCCGAAAGCCGGTTCGTTCGGTGAATTGGTTTTTCTACGTAACGGGCACTTGTACGATGATAAGTCCATGCGTGCCATGTGGCAGGGTTTCCGCGCCGCTATGGATGATACCGAACGTGAGTTGATCGCGGCGGGGAAAATCTCGCCCATTGCCGAGCAGCTGCCGCCTATCGTTCCCTACGATCTGCGCCACACGTTTTGCACGGATTTAGAGCGTGCGGGCGTACCGCTCAACGTCGCTAGTAAACTCATGGGACACGCATCTATAGAGATCACCGCCAAGATTTACACTCACACCGGCGAGGATATGATTGAGCGTGCAGGTGAGCAATTAGCCGCCTTGTTCAGTCCCACATTTAGTCCCATCAGCGAAGTGCAAAAAACGCCTATGGCTGACATTATGCGAGAGCTGCAAGAACTTCGTGCAGCAGTGCTCAAAGCCGTATAAAATAACAAAAAAGCCTTGTTTCAATGGATTTACCAAAGAAACAAGGCTTTTTAATATGGAGCTGCTAACCAGATTTGAACTGGTGACCTCATCCTTACCAAGGATGCACTCTACCGACTGAGCTATAGCAGCGAAAGAAAAAACGGCACGATTA